TTCCTGAAACGTACTTTACCAATACGCCGTTTACGGATGGATGGGCGTGCCGCCAAGTTATCGAAGAATCCTCCGACCCACTTTCATGAAGATCACGCTCATCGTCGCCGGATGTCTGGTTGTTGGAGTTGCCATCGGCATCGGCGCTGCGTTCGCGTGGTTCGCTTACACGTTTTGGGATGCGTTCTGTAGGTAGGTTGCCATGCTGTTCCGCCTCGCCTTCCGTCGCGCCGTTCGCCTCGCAGAACTTCGTGGGGAAATATCCGAAGAGGACGCAAATGTTCTCCACAATGCAATCCGCTCTCCACACCGTTGGAACAGGGCTGGCAAGCGTATCGATCTGCTGGACGAGATCGAAGACGATGCGGCGATTGGCTATCACGCTGAACAAGTCATGGCTGGAGTATCAGCTCCGTTCGATTGGGGAAGTCTCATCGACTGGATCAAGTCGCACCTTCCTGAAATACTCCAACTGATTGCTTCGCTCATTTCGATCTTCATTCTGCTATCGCCTCCGCAGGAAGGATCGAACGAATCATGATCTCACTCCTCCTCTTCACTCTCCTCTCCGCGCCGCCAGACTACGAAGTAGGCGTCGTCTACTTCACCTCGCCCAAGAACTGCCAATTTTGCCGCCAAATGGAGCCCACAATCGCTAGGCTGCAACAGGATGGAATCGCAGTCTGGATAGTCGATGTCAACAAGAACCTCAACTACGCCAGAGCGTATGGAGTCAATCGCATCCCAACCTCGGTAGTTGTGGTTGTCACCATGGAAAACGGCGTGCGAAAGACTCGCGTCGCCGATCAGTACGTTGGTCTCCACTCTCTTTCTATTCTCCGTAACGCCCTTCGCCGCGCCAACCCTTTCAGCCTCTATGTGCCTACGCAATCAGCGGTGCGCGTAGGCGGTTCGTGAACGGCATCTTAGGCTCATCGTGTCGATGAGCGGCTAAATGCAGGAACTCAAGAGACATCCGAAGTGGCAGCGGATCGTCTGTCCGCGTTGCCATCAAGTCGCAGAGTTTCCTGCGGAGGAAAGGATACGCCAGTTCACCTGCCCACGCTGCGGCAGAACGAGCGATCTTGAACGAGTGAAGGAATACGAACACCTTCACTAGAAAGTGGAGATAAAGTGGTGGTCAAGACATTTCAAAGCTGGTTCTTCAACGGCGGCTTAAAAACCCTCATCAACTACGGCGCACTCGGCGTTATCGCGGCATGGCTGATGTACAACGCACAAAATACCTTCAACTCGCTCATCGAGGACAGCCGCCAGAACACACGCGAAGTGACCGCCGCAATGCGTGAGTTAGCACCGAACCTCAAAGACCTCTGCAACAAAGCAGACAAGCACTACCAAGCGGCTGAAACGCATCACAAGGACTGCGAACACACCGCCGCGCAGGTTGACGGCATCGCTCGTCAATTGGGTGCGGAACCGAACGGAGGCTAAGCGTGGCCAAGATCGACATAACCGCGAATCGCCATTATCCGAGCGTGCGGACGTTCATCTGGGATTATCGCTATCCGTATCAGTACACGGTCGAGTCACTACAGTTCACGGCGGAACACTTTGACATCGTGATTGCCGACCAGTATCAGATTGCGGACTATCCAGAATGGACGGACGCGGCGAACACGATCCAGTTGACATACGCCTCGCCGAGAGCGACGAATACGTTTTCGACAATCGGTCTGCATCGGCTTGCTTGGCGAGACTCCCAAGGTCTTACGCCTGCACAATACGAGGCAATGTTCTGGCACTGGGACGCAAATGCGACAAAGTCAGGAACGGATGAACTGCTGGACGTTGAGCAGTTTACGACAGTCTGGTACTACAACGGATCAGCATACTCGTCTATCGGAACAACCACTGCTACCCAGTGTCTAACCGACACAGACGAGTACGTGTATTTCGGATACACGGAAGGTCGTTTCAGCCAAGTTCGTCTCACAATGTCGGTCGCTGCTTCTGGTGCGGATTTGTCATGGGAATACTGGGACGGCGAGGCGTGGTCGGCACTGACGGTAACGGACGGAACGAGTGATTTTGCCGCTAGCGGGACGGTGTCGTTTGCGCCGCCAACCGATTGGGCGTGGACAAAAGTAAGCACCGACAGTTACAACGCCTACTATATCCGCGTAAAAACAACCGAAACGCCCGCTACGCCTCCAACTATTGGTCAGCGGTTGCAAGACAGGCCGGTTTCATATAGCAGCGGCGCTTGGCGTTTTTATGCATGGGATTCTGCAAATGATCTCGATAGCGACGGATGGCTTAATGATGCAGAGTATGCGTCCCCAGTGAATGCTAACGCGACAGCCCGCTTCCAGCATCATGCGCGGGCAACCTACGGCGTTGGCAACGCCTATTTTCGCCGTTTTTGGATGAGCGCAGATGCAAACGCAGTTGCGTGGCACGCTCAATATCTGCGCGACTACGCGGACTCTACTACGGATTATAACGGCGTCTTTGAGGATAACTTTGCATCTTACAATCTGAGCAATATTGGCGTGTTCAAGGAGGCTCCCAATAACACCGCCACCGGCGCAGCAGTAGTCACTCAAGCCGCAGCAGTTCCTGCCGCATTTGGTGACAAAGTGTGGGCACCAAATATAGCATCCGACTTGAGAAACGCATCCGCATATGACGGATTCCAGTACCACGATATCTCGCTGGCGGAAACTTACGCTGGTATGTTTGCGTGGCAGTACGACCTATTTGCATCACGTATCGGCGGTGTGCTTACTGCCATGCGATCCTACGATGCAAACATCGGCATACACTGGCGCTGGCAGGAGGCGTCGGCGTATGGAGTCAGTTTAGGCCGAGATCAAGTAGCCGCACTTGCCGCCTATTATCTGTGCGTCTACCCATCAGCTGACTATCCGACCGCTGGCGGCGTATGGTTGACCTACAACCACGCAACGAATTTTACATACGACCCGCAACTATATCAGTGGTTTGGCGCGCTAGAGGTTGATATCGGAACGCCTACGAGCGAGATGGCCGAAATAACAGCTTCACCTGTTGCAAATCCTGGAAATCCAGGATACTACAGCAAGGTCTATGGGCGCACCTTTACCAAGGGAAAAGTCCTGTTCAAACCGTTGGGAGTTTCGTCCAAAGGCTTGCGTGATTCTGTATGCGGCGATACCTCGCTGACAGGACCGTACTCACTAGGAGGCACGTATAGGAGTGTGGACTCTACCGGCGCGTTGGGAGATCCGATTACAGAAATAAGCCTTCGCAACGCTGAGGGCGCGGTCCTGATTCTGCAATCTGAAGTCGTTCCACCAACGATCAATACGTTTGCGGCGACGGCGGAATCCGTTGTGCGCGGTGAGGCGGTCACGCTGTCGTGGACAACCACCGATGCAAATACGGTCACGCTATCAGGGGTTCCAGGCGCGACTGCCGCCGATGGGAGCGTTACGGTGCGACCTACAGAATCAACCACCTATATACTGACCGCGAACGGCGATGACGAGACGACCGCTACCGCGCAATTAACAGTATCTGTGGTGGCCGGAAATCCAACGCTTATAAGGAATGCAGATGGCTTCTGATAGTTTTACTGGCGTTGATGACACAGCACTCGCAACGCACGATGCAAATTGGGGAGATGTTACCGCGACATACGTTGTCGCAAATATGAAAATCAATAGCGGACTGGCTAAAGTGGCCAGCACAAGTGCGTCCGGTGGCGGCAGGTACACCACTAGCACACGCGATGAAAGCCAGATCGTTTTCAAGGGGCTAGATGCCTATTACAACGGACGCTACGTTACCATCCGTTCGGACGGCACGAACATGGGCTATGCGGCCTATTTGGGGACGCAGAACGCCTTGAATTTCGGGCGAGCTGGCCTGAACAAAAACGGCGTGTTCGTAGACTATTTCACCACCACACTTAACGTCCCTTGGGGCTCCGACCACACCGTTAGGCTGTGGGTATCAGGTAGTGGCGCGTCTACTGTTATCCATCTTGACGTGGACGGAACTGAACGTGGTTCAGGAATAGCAGACGCTTCACCGCTCTCGGCAGGGAATCCAGGTTTTGCGTCGTTCGACAACGGCACTAACCTAACACGCTGTATTTTTGACGACTGGACAGACAATGCGCCGGTGGTTACGTCTAATCCACAAGTCAGACGGTTTTGGGCAGTACCAAACAATATACGATCACTCCTACTCCCTCCTTGCGTGAGGATGACTTAACATGGCCAACAGCGCTACTCACAATCTCCGCGACTGTATTCAGGGTGCCAAATGGAACTGCCCTGTCGTAATGCTTGATGCAGACGGCGATCCAACTAACGCCGGAACGGCGGACACAGAAGTCAGCATTGACTACGCCGCATACGGCGACTGCACGAACGAAGTAACAGCCGTAGGCACCGGCACCGGCTACCTCACGCTGACCGGCGACGAGACGAACGGCAATGTTCTGCTTATCCAAGCCAAGGACAGCGACGGTTCGCCTACCGCGAAGAATACGGTGCTCGTCGTTTATCCGCGAGTGCTGCCGGTACTGGCTAGCGGCACTGCACAGGCTGGAGGCAACACCAGCATTACGCTAGCCGCAGACGCCTCCGCGATTGAAAACCACTTCGCCGGTGCATTGGTGAAGACAACCGGAGGCACTGGTGGCGCAGGCGGCAGCGGTTCGGCTAACAATCAGGTACGACGCATTACTGCCTACAACGCCACCACGAAAGTCTGTACGGTCACGCCAGCGTGGGAAACCAATCCCAGTAGCGATACGACCTACGAAATCCTCTGGTACGAGACGGCGTATAACGCGGTGCTTGCTGGTGTCGATACGGCAACGGAGCTTGCGGCAGAATTCGATGTCGTCACGATTGAAGGCAAGTTCTACCGCTCAGCGACCAAAGACCAGTACGTGCTGATCCCATGCCTCAACGGTATCCCCATCGCTCAAGCGAGTATCAGCACGCCGCTTATCAGCGTCCTACTCAAAGACGATACGGTGGTTGTCAACGCCCAAACGCCGGTAGTGTTTGGCACCAAGGCGTGGGTACACGAAGAGACGAGCACGCGGCTGAGTGCTGGTCAAGTCGCGGAGGTCGCGTTTACGTTTACCTACGGCGGTGCGGAGTACACGCGATACTGTTCTGTCGGACGCAACGCCTAACACGAAAGGATACCGATAATGGCCGAAGAAATCACCACCTGCTACATGAAACTCGAACCGCCAGAAGAGCCGACCGGCTGGGGCGTGGCTTTCAAAGTCACGCCGACATCTGGCCGAGCGGACATCTACCTCACCACCACCGTCGCGCTGAAGGACTGCGTTGGCAAAGACGGCAAAGCGCTCTCGCAGGAGGATATTCTCCAAGTCGCGTGGTATCAGGTCAAAGACGAAGCACGCGCGAGGCTGACTGCCGAGAACGCCAAAAGTCCGCTTATCGGAACGAAGTTCGTTGAGAACGTCGAGAAGCAAGCTGCCATTGACGCCGCCAAAAATAAGTAGGAGCCGCTGATGGCTACTAACGCTGTTTCGTTTGTCGCTACCGATAAGTCGTGGTTCGCCATCACCGACGCTGCGCAGAGTGGGCTGGACATGCTCACGTCGGACTGGGCAATTTCTGGCTGGATAAGGCTCACCAGTGCTGCGGCATTTACTCGCCTAGTGTACAAGGGCTGCGACTCCACTGCTGATACCGGCTACAACGTAACCATCGACGGCTCTCGAAACGTGATTGGCATGATTTGCAATGGGTCGAGCCGTATTACTACCGTCAGTCACGCAACGACAGTCATCCCGCTGGCAACATGGACGCATTTTGCAGTCACCTATGACCGCGATGGAAATATGTTGTTGTATCTGAACGGCGTGTTGGTTCCCGCTGCAACGGTAGACATTTCGTCTTTGGCGGCGAGTTCGATAAATTCAACAAACGCCTTTCAGGTTGGAAAAGGCAGTTTGTCTGTGTACTACGATGGGAACGTCCAAGACCTCAGCATCCACTCCCGCCTCCTCACCGCCGCCGAAGTCGCCTTCCTCTACAACAGCGGCACACCCTACAAGTACAACGCTTGGGGCATCGCCGGAACGGATGGTGCGCAGTTGAAAAGCGGTCTGGTGAGCTACTGGTATCTCAACGCCTCAGGCACCACCGCTGCGGACTCGCATGGCAGCAATGATTTGACGCTGTCGGCTGCGGCGATTATTAGTCCGAGGGTGTATGGGAGCGAGTTGGTAGTTGATGGCGGTTTTGAGACTGTAACGGCTGCGGGACCGCCAGCGAATTTTGCCAACTGGAGCGAAGGCGTAACGGATGGAAACATCGAAGTCGAGACAACTCTCAAGCATGTTGGCACCAACGCATGTAAAGTGACTGCGGGCGCTGGGTTATTGACCAGTCTTAATCAAGCGGTGTCGGCTACTGCTGGAACCACGTACAGGCTTTCTTTGTGGGCTGCCGGAGATGGGACGAATGCAGGTCGGTACAGACTCAGGTATTACGATGGATCGTGGAAAGATAGCATTGGCACAACAAGCACTGGAATTACCGCTGGGGCGTATGGACTCGTAACAGCCGATATTACGGCTCCAGCCAGTACGACGCAATTGCAGGTATACCTCTATTGTCCAGCCACCGAAGGTGGCATCGCCTACTTCGACGATGTCTCCCTCAAATCCATCAGCACGCCGAGTATCCTGAACGGCGGCTTCGAGGACTGGACCACCTCCACCAACGCGGCCAATTGGACGGAGAGCGTAGCAGGCACCTCGACCGTAACGCGAGAGGATACGGTGGTTTATTCAGGGACGAATGCGGCGGCGTTGACGGTGGATGGGTCAAACAGTTTAGTGTTGGTTCGTCAGTCTATCGTTACCTCAGGAAAGCAATATAACTACACAATCTACGCACGAGCGGCAAGTGGTACTCCAACATTCAAGGTAGAAGCGGCAGCCGTTACTAATTATCACACGCTATCAACGTCGTTTCAGGCATTCAATGCCTCAATCACGCCAGATAGCACAAACTTTAGTATTACTCGCAGTTCTACGACCTCTAACACCATCTACGTTGACGCTGTTTCTCTTTACGCCGCCAACATCCTCACCGGCACTGGGTTGGATGGAGCGGCACCACCTGCGGAGGTGCAGAGGATGAATCCGTTTTTGTTGGGGTGGATGATGGGGACAGCGGAACAGGATGTATTTGCCGAAATGGAACCAAATGCGGCGGGACGCGGCGGCGATGCGGCATTAGGACTTGGGCTTTGGCCATTATGAGAAAGGACAATCATGTATAACGAACCGACCTTCACAAAGATCCGCCACGAATCCATTTCGTGCTCGACTGCTGGCAATAACACTATTGTCTCGGCAGCGACTGGAAAGGAACTGTGGCCGGTCTCCATGGTGCTCCAAGCGGCAGAGGCAGTGGACGTTTACGTCACCTGCACATCCGGCTCCATGATCGCTAGCGCAGCCACTCCGCTGAAGCTCAACGACACCACCTCGGCTACCGCTGGCTTCATGCTGCCGAAGAACGAGTTCGGCTGGTCGAGAACCGGCGCAGGCGAGGCCATCGTCCTGAACCTCAGTACTTCAGTCTCCGTCTGTGGGTGCATTACCGTTGGGGAGAGTGGGTAGTGGCGACCAACTACACCTTCACCGCAGGTGATCTGGCTACCGTCACCGGCACCGCTCAAGGCGCCGCTGATAAGTACACCACGATCTACGGTGGAGAGCGTACCGCGCTGCTCGAAGATCTTGAATCGTCACTCCAAACCATCAGCGGAAAAACGGCGCTTACGGTAGACGTTTCCGACACTTGGCATACCAAGTGGTGGGACATGGCCAACGTCTACTATGTCACTGGCTATGACATCACTGACGCGACAAACGCCGCTGCCCTCATGGATCGGTTCTCGCTGTTCCAGCTTACCAGCGGTGGGGCGGCGAGCAACTACGTTCTGTCAGATCCATGGAAGACATTTGTAGAGGACAACGATGCTCCGCTAGTTCTCTACTGGAACTTCTATACAACGGCCCTAGCCAACGCGCTGTCGTCGGCCAGTTCTCCAGAGTATGTCGGAACATTCCGCAATCAGTACTGGGGAACGGCGCTGATGGTGAATCCAGCCAATGGAGACGCCATCGATCTAGGCATCAAGGGCCAGTTGATCGACATCGCCAACTACGTCAAGAACATTCCAACGCTGGTCGGCCTGCTGGCCAAAAGCGAAGAAGACGCAGCCATCATGGCTGGCGATGTGGCCAACGCTGCCGCCGCAAATGACGGAATTGACTCGCTGACGCTATGGCCATCAGCCACTGGCGCCGCCGACACTGCAATTGTCGAGGACGACGACGAGACCTTTTTGAGCCTAAGCTGGCACTACGCCCGCAGGAGCTGGAAAGCACATCTCGCCATGCTCGGTGAGATTGCCCACGCAGCTTGGCCAGAGTTCAAGCTTTCTTTCGATCCGATCTACGAACTTGGATGTTTCAGCGGATGTGATCACGCGGAGTGCTGGTATCTGACGATGAGCGCATTCGCTCACCTACAATCCGCTTGGCATGTGGAGAGGATTCGCGCGCACAATCGCATTGAAGAAGCTACCAGTCGAAGGATACTCGTTGGCCCACACATAGCTGAGCCATGGACTTACGGCGGAACCACATATTCCAGAGGTGCGTCTCCTGACGTATTCTCCGCTGGATGCTGGCTTTCGCTAGCGATGGGGTCGCATGGAACCACTCACTGGGGGTGGGCGTATTTTCGAGACTGGACAACAGGCGAACTGAACACCAACGGCGCTGAAGTCTGGGAGACGCTGCGACAGTTCCGAGAAATCGGAGACGACCACCAGACGCTGCTGATGAACTGGGCTCCCAAGCAGCGCAGGATGGCGATCTACGTCTCGACAACAGACGAGATGTACGAGCATGGCAGGAACTCAACTACATTTGCCACGCCATACTCCAAATGCCGCTACTGGATCGGTAGCGCATCCGCAGCGTGGACCTACTACGCATGTCTCGGACTCGGCGAGCCGCTAGACTGGCTGTACACGCCAGACATCGCCGATGGCGTTCCAAGCAACTACGAGTGCATCATAGTTCCATGCGCATACTACATCAGCCGCTCCGAGCTTACCGCACTGCAAGCATTCGTAGATGGTGGCGGAACGGTCATGTGTTCGCACGATAGCGTGCTGGTAACGGAACTCGATGGCGTAACGGCACTCGATGGAACATACGCAGAGGCTGGCTATAGCTCATACGATGAAGACTTATCTAGCCTAGCCCCATACTACTCATCCGCGTCAACTGCCGGAATGACTGGCGAGGAGTTCAGGCTATTTCTGGCCGCACTCCAAGCAGACATTGCCAACAAACTCCCATTCACGCCTGCTGTCAATCTGGGCAGTTCGGAGCTAATCGCCAATGTAATGGAATACGGCGATGACGAGTATCTAGTCCTAGTCAACAACCACTTCCGAGCTGGCGCCGACAACGTCTGGTGGAACGGAATCAGCGGATACGATGCGCTGACCGACGAGAGTACAGACGAGACCGTCACGCTAGACTGGGGTGGTGCGAATGTCGTTGACATCATCAGCAACGAATCGTTCGTGTCAGGCGAGACGATCACCATCGAGGCAGGATGGGGAAGGGTACTAAGGAGGGTGGTTGTGCCATCTGACAGCATTGGCAGACCATCGGAGTCAAACAGAACACTCCCAAAGGCAGCCGAGAGTAGTACGACCATAGGAAAAGCAGCGACTTCCAGCACCTCTCTCAATCGAGCAGCAGAAGCGAGCACTACGTTACGGAAACCAGTAGCCTAGACTCACCAGCCACCATGATCGCTGCTGCACCGTCAGCGCCGAGCGTCCACCGGCGCAATAGATGGACGAAGGCTGAGAACCAGCGCCGCCACTTCATCCGCAAGCTGTGGCCTGAAGAGGTCCGCGTGATCCGCTCCAGTGATCGCGCAATCAAGGAGATAGCCTTCGACATCATCAAGGAAGCCTGCGACGACCTGCGCCGATATGTCGATGAAGCCTCCATTGGAATACGGCGTAAGGATACAATCGAGCGCGCTAGATTGTCGTTCCACTGGATGATTGGCAATGGATCGATCCTCACCTTCGGTGACTGCGTTGAGGAGCTTGGGGCCGATCCAGAGACCATGCTTACCGAGATATTTCGCAAGATCTTTGGGGCAGAATTCGACTTCAGGGACCATTGCATTGAAGACCTGAAAAGAACAGGTGGAAAATGAGTGATGGACAGAGCGAAGTCTTCGACAGCCAGCAGGAAGATCTGCGCAACGCCAAACTGCCGCAGACGGTCAACATCCATGGCAAGCGGTGGAGGATCGTGTGGGAGAAGCCAGAGCGATACGCTGCCGACGTAGATGCCCCTAACGTCGCCCACAAGTGCATCAGGCTCGATCCAGCGCTACTGGGCAATCCACCGAAGCTCGCCAGAATACTGCTGCATGAGTGCCTCCACGCGGCTCTATGGGACGTTGACGAGGACTGGGTCGATTGGGTCTCTGCGGACTTGGCTTCCATTCTGCAAAAGTTCGGTCTGATTAGGACGTACTGATGGAAAGCGATCTGAGCCTTGTCTCAACCATCGATCTGGTAGAAGAACTGTGCAGCCGCTTCGACCATGGCGCCATCTGTCTGCTCAAGGAGGACATGCAGACCACTCAGCGCAAGGAGTTCACCATCCTCAGCCAATGGATCGGATCTCATCACATGACCGTTGGCATCTTGGAGCAGATGGTGCGAAGAGTGCTCAACAAGCTCGAAGAAGAAACCGACCTCCTAGACGATCTGGGGAGTGATGACAACTAGCTATTACTCTCGCCAACTGCGCAAGACACCGCAAGGCATGTCGTACTCCACCGAGGAGGATTTCAAGAACGAGGACGAGGTCTTCGCGCTCATCGAGGAGAAGTGGGGCTGCAAGACTCATCGCTTTCCTCAGTTCCACCAGATCGACGGCTACACCGTCCGCGATGATCGCATGGAGTCGCTGGTCGAAGTGAAAGCCAGATCTCACGCTTCGACCAAGTTTGATACCTGCTTCTTAAATGCCAGAAAGTTCATGGCTCTTTGGATGGCGAGTGTTGGGTTCAATGTTCCAGCGTACTACGTCGTCAAATTCACCGACACCATCCTCTACATCGAGATCGGCGAGGTAGATGGCTCGCAGCAGAAGATCGCTGGCTGCAAGCGCATCGTCAAGGCGCAAAGCGACATAGAGCCATGCGTCTTGGTGCCGATCTCCTCCATGAAAAAACTTTGATGTTTTTGGCCAAAAATGGCCATTTACCCATTGAAGTAGTCTAGCCACCGCTGTATAATCACCATCGATGTCGGTGATTCGTTCGCAGTGATTGCGACTCTCTAGCAGCGAGGCAGTGATGGCCGACGACCAAGCCAGATCCCAAGATTCTACGGCTACCACACTGGCGGTAGCCAAATCCCTCAAGGACATTGGATGCGAGTGCTACACGCTCGCTACGCTAGCCTGCACCATCTTCTCACTGAAGGAGCCGAGCGAAAGTCTCTCGGATGCGGAGCGAGAGATGATCGAGCAGTGCGGTGAGTTTCTGTTGCATACTGAAGACTTCAGATCCGCAGCCATGCGAGAACTCGATTGGATTCGCAGGAGGTGCTCATGAGCGAAGCGATCCATGTGGTTGGGACGTTTCTGTTGGCGAGTGTGGTTTCTATCATTGTGTGTGCAGTCCTTTTGTGGAGGGAAGCGAGATGACCGACGAACAACTCCTCACCAAGATCGCGGAGTGGATGGGGTGGGAATACATTCCAGCGGACGAATACGGCGATGCGACACTGGATGACGGAGAGCGTTTTTGGTGGCCACAGAAGTACCGCGACGACTGCCAGCCGTTGCTGGAGCGGTTGCGAGAAATGGACGGAGAAACCGTATTCAAGTTTTCGATGGCGCTAGACAAGCGGCGGTGCGTTCGCGCTGCCGACAATGGGCTATCGTGGTTTGTGGTAGATATCTTATGTTGCACCCCACGCCAAATCTGCGAGGCGTTGGTGGCGGCGATTGGAGGTGGGGAGTGACCATTGTAATCGCGTGTCCATTCTGCAGCGCACCGAGCTTTAGTTGCGGTACTTTTCAGACTATTGATGGGAAGTATAAGCGTGCGGCTCAGTGCTATGAAGACGAGGTTGCACAACTCAAGGCCGAAGTCGAGAGACTTAATCAGAAGCTCGAAGTCGAGCGGGCGATAGCAAAGCACCTGCGCGACGTAGATGTTCCAGAGGGGACTCGAACATTGCTCGTCAAGTGTGCGTTTGCTTGCGGCGAGATCAGTCATGGCCGCGCATGCGAGCTGCTTCACACGGACATGGAGAGCATGAAGAGCATCATGGCAGCGGACGGAATTACGCAAGGAGATGGGTTGGACGCTGTGGTAAAAATGCAGGCCGAAGTCGAGCGGTTGCAGCGAACGGTGATTGCAATGGACGAGGAGATGGATCGTCTTACCGCAGAGAACACGCGGCTGCAACGCGACCTCAACACCGTCACGAAGCAACGCGACAGCTACCGCGACTGGTTGTGCAGGCTTGAAGCGAGGCTGGAGTGGTGGAACGAACTCAGCTTCTACCGACTCCGAGATGTGGGGTATGGGGAGATACCAAAACTACTCAGCGGCGAATTGGAGGATAGCGAGTGAGCGATAACTGTGATTGTGGTAGCAGCCTACCATGCGATGGCTGCGACGAACTGTCGAGGGCATTAGACTCTGCCGCAGCGGACAACGAGAGGCTGAAGGCGGCGTTTGAGAAGATGCGGAGCAAGCTACAAGAAAGGACGCTACAGCATAGGGTGCAGCACGAGAACGCATTGCGTCTCATGGATGACAACTACAGACTGCGGTCCCTCCTCAAGCAAGCCCATCCGTCAGTGTGCTCAATAGAATGTCTGGCACACTGGAAGACCGACGAGGGGCAGAAGCATAGCGAGTTGTGCAAGGAGATTGCAAAGGTATGGGGAGTGAGGCAATGAGCGAGTCGCCAGAACAAATACTCAACCGCATCACTGCGGAAATCGCAAACCTAGCGCTAGACGCCGTAGTCGAGGCGAGGGACGCTAGCCCACGCGATCCGATGGAGGAGGTGTTTGACAGGGAAGCGTTTGAGACGCAAGTGCATCGGTTGCTGAGAGATGAGTGCAAGGAGTTGTGGGAGGAGTCTGCGGCAGAGGTGGAGTGTGAGCAACTGCGAAAGCAGTGCGACCACTGGAAAAAGATCGCAGACGGCCAGACTGACCTGAACATTATGTATCAGCGGATATTAGCTGCACTATGCCATGAACGTGATATTCCACACCAGGACACGCACATTGGCAGGATTGTGGCTGAATATCAAAAGATGAAAGGTGACTTATGATATTCAGCCGCTTGATCCGCCTGCTGCCATGCTGGCACGACTACGAGACAAAGCAAGAGGTGCTTGTGTCCTGTGGATTGGGAACAGGAGTCAGGTATAGAGAAGAAATCGTTTTGTGCTGGAAACAGTGCAGGAAGTGTGCGAAGAGTAAGTTGGTGCATATTCTGAAGTGAGGTAACTATGAACATCGCAAACTGCGGTTGTCCAACAGACGGAGAGTTCACGTATCACAAGCGGTCATGCGAGATCAGCAAACGACGCAGAGGCTGGCATATTGGTTTTGAGTTCAAGCCGAGAAACCTGTGTATAGGTGCGTACTGGAAGCGGATCGGTAACTGCGTCGATCTGTGGATCTGCCTGATGCCATGTGTACCGTTGCATATCTCGTGGTGGTGGACGATGGAGGGCTAGCATGGTCTACGACATCTTCCGCTGTCACAAATGCGGCAAGCAAGCCAACCTCGGCCCATCGGACATCAATCCAGAGCCAGCCGTTTGCGAAGACTGTTGCGACGACCATGAGTACAAGTACGACCGATGGGGATGCGTGAGTGAGTGCGTCCATTGCGGGAAGCGAAGGCCGGAGGATTGGTATGATGAGTGACCTAACCAACGAGCGAGTGGGGAGGGCGATAGGGGGGGAGCCGACCATAACGTATGACCTTGTACTGGAAAACGGCGAAGTGCTGTACTCGGTCACCGATCCGGTATTGAACGCCATGCCTCTCGCTGCCCGCAATTTGGAATGGGACAAGCGAGTCGAGTGGGATGATTACCTCACCGACGACGCCGCCAACTACCGCGTGCTGCGGTGGCTGGTGGAGCAGAACGCACTAGAGACAATCGAATACGTTGGCGAGTGTGATTGGAGATGCTATTGCGTGCGTGATGGCAACGAGAAATGTGCTAGCAAAGGCAAAGACCTCCGCACCGCGATATGCGAGGCTGCGGTGTGGGTGGGGGGGAGGGAGACTGAGTGAAACACGTCGTAGCACTAAGCGGCGGCAAGGACTCAACGGCAATGGCGCTTCGCCTGCGAGAAGTGCAACCAGAGGAGTACGTCTACCTCATTACGCCAGTCGGCAACGAACTACCTGAGATGCACGACCATTGGCGCAAGCTAGAACACCTTCTGCAAGCTCCATTAACGCGGCTTCAACCGTATGGTGACATAGACGGACTGCGACACCTCATTGAGGCTCAATCTGCGTTGCCGTCCTTCCGCGCTCGCTGGTGTACGAGACTCCTGAAAATTGTGCCGACTATTAAATGGTTAACAGAGAACGCCCCATGTGTGCAGTATGTTGGGTTACGAGCGGACGAAGAAATGCGAGAGGGGATTTACGGCGACATGCCAGCAGTCAAGCAGAGCTATCCGCTGCGTGATTGGGGGTGGACCGCAGAAGATGTATGGGGATACCTAGAAGACAGAGGCGTTACCGTGCCGAATCGTACCGACTGTGCGTGGTGCTATGGGCAAAGACTGGGCGAGTGGAAAACGCTCTTGGAACGATACCCATCCATCTACGAGCGGGCTGTAGAGATCGAGCGGAAGTACGGCCACACATTCCGTTCGCCAGGTCGCGATACGTGGCCAGCGAGCCTCGATGATCTAAGAAACGAGTTTAGAAGTGGCCGCAAGCTACGAGGAGAAAATTGTAATGAAAGATGCAGAGTGTGCCGCATGTGAGGCTGCGGTGTGGGTGGGAGAGAGGGAGAAAGGAGAAGCGAAATGATGGACATAGCAGAACGGACACGAATCGGCTCGGCAATTGAAGAAGCCGCCGAACTGCTGCCTGAAAAGTGGGATATTACCATCACAATTTACCGAGGAAGCGTTAGCGTTGAATTAGTTGACGATGACGGCGACTCTCTGGAGTTTCCGTCGAACCGCGAGACGTTGTCCGACGAGATACGAGATGCTGTTGAGTGTGCGGTGGAGCAAGCGAAAGGAGAAGCGAAATGAGTAGTGACCTAGACCAAGCCGTTGCGGAAGCGATGGGAGTAAAGTTGCTTCCCAAAAGCTGGCCGTCACCCTTCTCCACCGACTACTCGCTGCTGCCGCAGATGGTGGAGTGGCTAGAGAAGTACACAACATCGTGGACGATTGAGGCAGACGAGCGATTAGAAGACGGTCGCGTTGTCGAGTGGATCTACCGCGGCAACGCTTGGTATGTGGTGAATGCGTTAAGAGACGTACAGTACTTGGAAGTGTCGCAAGACTCACCGAACTACCAGCAGGCCATCTGCCGGTTGATCGTGGAGGTGGGCAAGGCGAATGGCAAATGAACCAGATCCTATTCGGCATAACGATCATGATGGTGCTGCTCCCGCTAGTGCGGCTGGCTGCATGGTGTACAGCAATCGCGGTTGATGCCATGCGAGAGAAGGGCAAATGATTCACTGGAATGCACAGTTTCACTGCGTAGTGAACTGTGCAAGGGGATGAAGCATGAGCGAACAAGACTTGTGGGCCTCGATTGGAAAGATTGTCGATGCGCTCGGCATGATGAACAAATCTCTGCTAGAAATTATCCAGCATGAGCGACTAATACACAAGCATATTGTCTCGCTGGTGAACATCCTGCCAATCGAGGATCAGGCTAGGTGGGTCGCTGACTTGAGGGAAGAGTGCAATCGCGCTGGGATCGAATTGCCTCCGGCTCTGGATGGATGAAGCATGAGATCTAATGACGTTTTGGCGGCCATTGGTTTGTTTGCTACCGCTTTTGCGATGTTGTATTGCCTACTCATTACGTTCAACGACGGACAGCCAGAGCGGTACGCCAACGAAAACGTCACCGCCGCCCTAGAGGCACTGAACTCCGATCCATCCATCAAGCCGCTAGTCATCGAGGCCATAGAAGACTACCAAGTTACTGACGACGAATTAAGGCAAATCCAAGACCTAGAGCGCCGCGCTTTCATCATCCGCAAGCTCAAGGAACTCAAGGAGGAAGGCAGTGATCGCCGCCTACAACCAAACGAAACGTAGTAACGAAGCGGCATATATGCCTACCGAGGAGGAGATCGCTGAGGCGGCGCGCAGGATTCGCGAAGAGGGCTTCATCGGCATCCGTAAGGTTACGCTGTGGGACAAACAGCGGAAGCGCAAAGTGTGGGCGAGAGTCCAGCAAGTCTACCCACCATGGTCCGAGGAAGATTACATCAAAAGGGGCCAAGGAATCATCGACAGCAACGTAACTAGAAGGAGGGGAAAGTGACCGACAGTAGCCCACATACGCCAGAAAGCGTAGCAATCCTTCTGCGAGACACGCGGTTCAAAAGTGACATCGCCATAGCGAAGGTGCTTAACGTCATGTGCGTGACGCATGAGATCGAACCAGATGACTCCGTTACCATCGACCTCGCGGTCGCCTACATCGAGATCGCGGCAAGACTGTTGGAGAAGATGGTGGCAGAGAAGTACGCGAAGAACTGGGCAGAGCCATGCGAGTACGATTGCAGGAATCGCAAGCGAAACAACGGAAAGGTGGATCGATGAACAACTACGAACACCAACTCCCCTACTTCAGCGCGTCAATGCAGCGGCTCATCGACACCTGCTTTGAACTGATGCACCATGAGTTCTGGCTGCGGCGCTACGAACTGGAGCCTCCAAAGAAGCTCAACGACGAGATCAGTATGGCCACCTTCCACATCAATGCGGCGGTGACGAAGGTAGCTGCGGTGAGGGACGCATTTAAGGAAGTGATTGAAAGTACAAAACCAAGCAAACAAGTCTGAAAGGAGATCGCAATGGACGTTGAAGACCGCAGGCAAGCGGATGGCTTCAGGATGGTAAGAGTTGGCGAGGGCATGGTGTACTACCGACTTGGTCAGCCAAGGATGCTGATCAGAGAGAGCGTGGGCGGTGTTCCAGTCATGCTTGAGGTCGCTCTCGATACCGGATACGCGACGAACATCGTCCAACAGGACTTGGACATCATCGTCCAGCCGGTCAAGGCGAAGCTGGTCGTGGAGGAGAACTTGTGAACACAACACGCAGAACCTTCCTGGCGGCCCTAGCGTGCCTTCCCTTCGGACTTCGGCGCCGCAGGCGTACCTGCAAGCCTCAGCCGCAGAAGGCCCCAGAGAAGCCGCTGGAGAGCTTACCGGAGGTGAAGGAGTATGAGCTGATTGCGGATAAAAGTGCCGGCAATCGTGGATAAGTGTTGCGGATATTATCCAGATGCACTTCTTCCTGTTTGGCCGCACATTCCTTGAACAACAATCGCTCGAAAGGAGAACCATGGAACTGGACAAGTGGACGAAGTTGGGTAAGGCGCTCATGGATGCGGTGGAGAGGTTGCCGCTGGAGTGGGACTTGTATGTCGGCGGTAGCCACGCAGGCGTGGAAACTTGGCTTTCCGATCCTTGCGGCAATGAGGTGATGTTCGACTGCGATATTCCATTGGAGCAGTTGAGCGCGACTATCGATAGGATGATTGAGTTCGCTAGGGCTGAGTATGCGAAGGTGCTAGAGGAAGTGGAACTGAGGGCTGAGGGGAGGGGCCAGTAATGGGCATCTACTACATCATCGCTAACGACGCAAAGCGTGAGTACATTGATCCGCATGATCTTGGTGGAGGCGCGAAGTTCTTGGAATTGTTCGGATCGAAAGCCAGCGACGCGCTCCTATGGCTGCTGTGGCCGCATGGCCAACAAGGCATGAAAGGTCGCTGGAACGGCGATGCAGTTAGACTGGTGCCAGACTGCACTGGATCATACGAGGCGGTTGTGTTCGGCAGAAGCGATCCAACTGGAAAGCACTTCAGCGGCAAGTACAGGAACATCAGTGACGCGGTGACAGGTGAGATGAGCGAGTTCTGGAAGGAAAGGCGCCAGTAGGACTGGCGGAAATGTGACGTTGTGAGAAGGAGGGTGGGGTGACTGACATCACACTCTGCGACGGCATCAAGAAACTGCTGTCATCAGCGCTGGATACCATGGTAGTGTGTCCCAAGAAGGACACCTGCTATCGGTACAGCGCGCCAGCTAGCGCTAGGCAGTCATGGTTCATGGATGCACCGTTTGATGCGGTGAGTGGGGAGTGTGAGTACTGGATTGGAGCCAATGAAGATCCACAAGGCGTATAAGACTGAGTCATGCGAAGACTAACCGTCTACCAGTGCTCCGACTGCGAGAAGTACGCCAAAGACCGAGCGTGCGGATTCAATGGAGAATGCTTGGATTGGTCCAATGATGAGTGTCACCATCCGCTGTATCTGGATGAAGCTAGAAGGATGGCGGCAGCATGGAACTTCACTAGGTTGATGCCGGTGGAGAAGTTCGAGGGGTTGGTGATGAGGCTGAGGAAGAGAGGCTCACAGAAAGGGAAGCAATGAAATTCGCGGCAATGTACTCGCTGACCGGAATATGCATCATCAGGAGGCCGGTATTGAACGGTACAGACACAGTCGTCTTTGACGGCGAGAACCTGCACGTTTCAGCGAAAGCCTACGACAGGCTGTCCAGTGACAACGAGGACATTGAGGAAGTCTTCAAGGATTCGATCTTGATAGACCTATCCGATGTCGGCGGAAGCCTCAATGGCCTGCAAGTGCGAAAGGTGTTCCAGTGAGGCGCCGCGGCGGAAGTGTATGTGTTCTCCACTCCAGACGCTTTCCATGAGAGTGGTTTGCTTAGTGGGTCTGGTGGCGCCAGTGGTGGCCCAGAGCCCTCGCTGGCTCCAAGCGCTATTTGCCCACCAGTCCGCTGTGACGGTGACGCAGACTCTTGCGGTTTGACCACCGCGCCGGTGAGCTTCACACCTCGGCAGTCGAGGCTCGCTTAACGCTCACGCTACTCGCCTCGACCCGCTCGCTCCCGCTCGCTGTGCTTTGCGCTTCGCTTTGAAGAAGACTACCGCACCAAGTTGAAGCGAAGCGTCACCGAGCCAGTTGGCGTGACTTCGAGCGCTTAAGTACCTAAGTCTGAGCGCTTAGTTCCTAGCGCTAGTAAGCAATAGCTTCGCATTGACTGCGGAAGCGCATCTCGCGAAGTACTCGCTTCGATGCTTAAGCAGACACGCCTCAGCGGGAGAGTGCTGTATAGCGTAGTAGCGTGACTGCGAAGTTGGCCGATAAGCTAGACTGCTGAGGATGCTCGCAGCTAAGTCGCTTAAGCGGCTGCTCGCAGCGTACCATAGTCACTCAAAAACTGCAACTATTTTTTTTGACGGTCAGTTTGAAAAGGCGAAAAATCGGCGCAAGTGGTTGTGGGGAATAGAGTTATGGCGAGGTAGGGGGGTGTATAGAAAATGTATACACTCCTGTACAAGTGTATGCTTGTTTTTTGTCAAGGTTTTCGTAAGTCCTTTGGTGGCAACGTTTTGAGATTCCTGTTTTGGGAATTGATGACTAAGTTGGTAAGGTAGGTGAGGCGAATGATCACTTTGTATATTTCGGCGGTAAGGTATCCCAGAGAGACGGTCCAGTTTTTGGTACGAGTGTTCCAGTGGTGGGTACGGCAAGTGGCGATAGTGCGAGGCTGAGTGAGGCCACAGCGAGCGCGGAGGGGCTAGGGAAGGCCGAGGGTGGAATTATGGGGGTGAGGGAGAAGTGGCTCTGGTGAGGCTCGTAGGCGATGTGGGAGGCGCGTATTTCGAGGGGAAGGGATCTAGGAGGTGAGGGAGGGCGAAGTGTAGTCAAAGTGATGGCGCTCGAAGGGGTGGTGACGCCAGAAGTGTTCAATTTTGATACAGTTGGCCAGCATATATGATGGGTACCACCCAGAAGAGTGTATCAAAATGATACACTTGAGGGTGGTGGCGTATATTCGAGTGGTAAGGTATCCAAAAGGACGGTCGGATCGGCGATGGGGGGCTGCGGGGGATGGGTGGCGGCGTGCGGGGTCGTCGGCGCGTCGGCGCAAGTGGCTGCGCCGCAAGAGGTTGCGACGTTGCCGCCCCCCCTGTAAGGGAAAAAGGCTATTGAGGATTGTATCCGACGGCCGAAATTCGGTATTTTTGGGGTAAAATTCGAACCGTAACCCCTTACGCCACAACGACTTACGTCGTCTACAAGTGTAGACAACCACGCTATCATCGACCACAACTCCTTATCCCGCAACGACTTGCGCCAAATCGTCGCTTGACAGTATCTCTATCGCGCCTGCGCATGCGTCGCTAGCCACCTCTCGCCAGCCATCCGCCGCCACCTCTCGCCAGCGATGCTCCCCACCAGTCTCACCTGATCAGTCTCGGCTGATCCGGTCTCGGTCTCGGCCTGGTCGCCTCCGAGACTGATCCCAGCTCTGAGCGCTCTCGGCGCCGTCTCTCGCACCGACCATATATACTGTCTCTCGCGCCTCTCATCCCCCACCTAATTGCCACAACAAACTTGGCAATTTCAGTCAAGCCCACACAATCCGTTAACGGACATTGCCTTGCGTCAATCAATCCTCCATCATTACTGGAATACCGAGTGTCCGCTGTCTCTCGCCATTTTCAATCCAAGAATTTTCTCGGAATACTTCCAAGCGATTGCCGCCAATAGCTTTGCGTCGCCAAAATTCTCTGAATGCCTGTCAACATCTATCTTTGTCTGTCTTTATGCTCTTGATTCGCTGGCCAAAGTCCGATATCTTATAAGCATGTTTGCCCTATCCCCTATCAAGCGAGGTGCTCAGATGACTACCAGATCCGACGTGGAACGATGGAAGGCAGCCAACCCTTACATTCTCCAGAACATTCAAAACTCATCTGCCCTTTGTGGCCGTTATCCTACGCTTGAAGCGGCCACACACGCAGCAATCGAGCGCGGCGGCGTAGTGGCTATTGAAGGCAACGTGGTCCTGTTCTCAGAGGTGCCTAGACTGTAACCGCCCCACTAACGACGCCAGTACGCTGGCGTCTCTATGTGTGGCGTTTACTCCCTATCACTTGAGGTGTACCATGAAGACCATTAGTTGCTTGCTAGATCTCGGAGCATACGGTTTCGATCTGCTTACAGGTGAGGCCGACAATCTTGGCTTTCGCATTCTTACCGATCTTACTCGAAAGGGTAAGCGTATCTTCTGCGATGCCTATGGTCTCCCAGAAGACGTTAAGCTTTCCGAAAACTGGAACACTGGCGACACAATGGCCCCTCATGTCGCAAGCGTAATGCTATCTTGCGATGCACTTCGGCAAATAGCCCCTATCGCGCTCTATCATGAGGGATGTCACACTATCCTCATTCTGGAGAACGGAACCGCCTGCGGATTAGAGCAGAATGAACAATTCACCTCAGCCGAGCGAGACTGGGAGAAAGACGGCTATCCTGAGATCTCACCAGCTCAGCTCACTATCGACGGTACAACCATTGATTGGCCAAGATGCTATGGCAAAGTAGACAGGATCATAAGGGGCTGTTCTAATCCTCATGTCGGCACACGCAACATTCATGCGTTTAGTGGTCGGATAGCTTAACACCCCTTCCACCCCCTAGCCCTTTCCCAAGGGCTAGAGTGTGTACGGTTGTGTTCCCTATCCCTATTCTCGGAGGTGCGATTATGGCCAAATACCGCAGAACAAAAAAGCAGTATGCCGAACTATTCGACAATCCGTCTGCGCTGTTCAACGGCGCCCAAGTTATCCTTTGGCCTAACGGCCAGCCGGAGATCTGGATTAGATCCGCAGACGGCAATAGGGCAATCAAGATTACCGCCAGAGACGGAAATGCAGGGTTGGGTTTGACGATCTCTCGTTTCGCTTGTTCTGAGCCACTAACGGCAACAGGAAACCTGCATCATGACAGCGCAGTTGCTAACCAACAGGACTTTGAGGAAATAACCGTCTGCCAATACAGGACAGACGAACAATCGCAAGCCTTTAAGCGCTGGTATGCTGACAGAGAAAGCAATCCGTATCCCTACGAAACAGCAAAGCAGTAATCCCTAGGGCGGCGCCAAACCGCCCACCTCTGCGCTGGCCTAGCGCTAGCGTAGTGGTGGCTGGTTTTCCCTAAACCCCTAGTTCTGTGAGGTGTGATTATGACAACTCTCCATTCCGATCTCGAAAGCGCAGCGCGCGAAGCCGCTGGTAACTGGCGCCATTTCGAAAGCTTCGGCTGGCACGATAGGCCGGAAGATCCGGACCAATGGACCATTGTGTACACTTGCAATCGTGACAGCGGCCCACTTGATCGCGCCAATGCTGAAGCGCTCGCCGATACCATGGAACCATTCATGGATGGCGATGACCCTGATTGCTTTCCAGAGCACCATGGCCATTGGGCTTGCGGATGGGTGGATGGGTACAGCATTCGCGTTTATCGCAATGGCCAGATTACTGATGCTTTCCGCGCATGGATGGAAGCGCATGATCGGCTGAACGACCATCCGATCCTAGATGAGGAGCGCTATTCAGAGATTCAATATGAGGAATCTCAAGAGACTTTCGACAATTGCTACCGCAGAGACCTTGAGCGCCACTTAGAGAAGCGCTTTGAGGCAGAATTCAATTGGCCAGACAGCGGCGCCATGTGGGATTTATTTTCAGAGGTAGCCGACAATGCTTGCGAATACTGGTATGAAGATGGAAGTGGCATGTGTATCCATTGGGAACGCGTCGCCGAATCCATCGACTGGGAAGATATCGCACAATACGCTATCGCCTATGTAATCCACTGGAACGATCTCGGCGACAATACCGAAACTTTCTACTCTGACGAATCGGCCCAAGCGCGCTGTTTTGAACTGAGGGAACAAGGATACTTCGCGTACATTGAAGAATAACCACCCTACCCCAAGAGGCAGAAATGAACAAGCCGATTGCTAAGATAGAATACACGCTCCGCAAGGCAATTTACTCTGCAATCCGCAAAGCCGTCAGCGGCGGCCTGAAACTGGAACGCGCCGAGGAAGTTGTGTCGCAAGAGATTGGCCGTCTGGCATTCCTACTGGCCTTAAGGGCCAATAGATAACCTACCCCCTAGGGCGCCACCTCCGCGCCCTACCCCTACGCTGCGAGCGCAGCATAAGGGTAGTGTGCGGAGAAGCAACCCCCTAACGCCCCACTGGGCAGAGGTGCAAGTATGTCATCCTTTCAATCTTGGCTATGGCCTAATCGCGTTATCGGCAAGCGCGAAAGCGGCGAACTGCGCGAGGAACACAACGCGCTAGTGAATGCTCTGGCAGAAGCGCGCAAACCAGAGGACACCACATACAATGGCTGGACGAACTACGAAACTTGGTGCGTAAATCTCTGGATCATGGATGAGGAAGGCAGCAACCGCTGGGCTTGGGATACAGCCAGAACAGCGTGGGATACCGCTGAACCTAATGAGGTTCTCACGCGATCCCAAGTCGCTAGATACAACCTAGCGAAAACAATCAGAGACAGCGTAGAAGACGGCAATCCGCTCGATGGAGTATCACTGTATGGCAACCTGTTGCAATCTGCAATCGAGAGGGCAGATTACGACGAGATCGCCAATAACTGGCTAGGCGATTGCGAAGGGTGCAAGGGCTACGAACGTAGAAAGGAAGGGGTTGAAAAGTAGCAGCCCCCTAGCGACCACCCCATTACGCGCGGCCCTCACCCTCCGCGCGTCCGAGGTAGCCGCTAGATTACTTTAACCCTTAGAACCGAGGTGCAAAATGGCAAGACTATTCCCCAAAGTGGTCCGTTGCAGAAAGCAGTTTTTCGTAACTGGCCTAAATGAGCGCGGTAGAGGAGTATTGCGCGAGGCGTTTTTCGATCAAGGCGAATACCACTACGACACCCCCTACAAGCGCGCACTTCGCGTGATGGGACTACTGGAACGTAGGGGCCAAACCGACACCAAGCGATACCGCACTGTGCAGGCTATCGCTACAAGTTTTCACACCAACAACCCATGGAAAGGAAGGACAGCATGAAAACATCAGACACCGTACTGTGCGCGATTGTCATTCGCGGCAGCGGGCAAGACTCAGGAGAGATCGATTACGCGATCGATGTTCAGGCAATGCGGAAATCTTGCAAGGATCGCGAGAGAGCAAGAGAAATCTTGCATGTCTTGCGGCAATTACACAATGCAGTGGAGATCGAGTATCAATGAAAATCCTCACAGACACCGAGCTAGATGCAATGGTAGCCAAATTCGCGGAATATCGCGGATGTGGCGGACCATTCGGAAACGTCGTTCACGCAATCGGCGAACTGCGCCAACGGCGCAGCATTCCAGCAAGCCCAGTAAGCCCACTAAAAGAGGATGAGCCAATGACCCCACAAGTCCATTTTGACGAACTGCGCCGCATGTGGCTAGAGATGTTTACTCACATGAGGGTGTATCTCCAGAACCTAGACGGAGATACCAGCCGCGCAGTTGGCGAGATCGTCTACGACCTTGTACAGACCGGATCAGAGCACGACGACTGGGTCGATACGCAGACGGCAAGGTTTATCCATGGCGATACCGAACTGTGGCATGAAGTCGCCAACAGCAGAAAGGCGTGATCCAATGCGGCGCGAACCTGTACGTCTTACTCCAGCCTACTCTTGGGAATGCCCAGTGTGTGGGCACGCGCAATTTACCCATCCGGTCGTAGACTCGACTGTACATCCTCCGCGCGAAGTCTACTGCGAAAACTGCGAGAGGAAATGGGACACTAATGTTCCTGACTACTACGGACGGCCGGTCTTATAGCGACCACCCCACCATACGCAGTCTAGCCAGCCTGCGTATGTGAGGTAGCCGCTATCGGCACCACCGACCAGCGCGGAACCGCTGGGCAAGATAGCTTGGAGGTGAAGCTATGCCACTGGTAACGCTTAGAAACGACTTCCACAATACCAGCGTAACGCTACGTTGTGAGGTGCTATCGCACATTCACAACGAGTGCGTCATCTATCCAACCGCTGGGCAGCTCAAGAGAGCGCGGCGTGAACTGTGCTACCAAAAGGACTGCACTTGCGGCAAGATTCGCGGCAATCAGACCTACAATGGAAAGCGTTTGATTGTTGACCGATCCTCTGAGTACGAGTCTCACTAAACCCACCCACCCCCACGCGATCAGCCGGTTCGCGACCGGCAGGTGGGGCTTTAGCTAACGTATTTACCCACCACCCCTAGCGGATAGGGCCGCAACATGCCGCCAGCGCGCACCTCACGCTAGGCGGCTGGGGTGGTGGGGTTTTGAGGTGAGAACTATTGGAGGTGACTTATGGCCCATTGCCGATTCTGCGGTCAAAAGACCAGATCGATGCGCAGCGTCTGCCAGTACTGCAAGGGAGTCAGAGACGTTGTCAACGACCGCAAACTGGATGACCGCGAACTGTGGGTGCATTCAACGCACTGCACAAGCTGCGGCAACTTCCTGTTCAATCGAGAATGCCAGCACTGCAAGGATCGCCACTTAGACGCGATCAGTGGGCTTGCTGGCGTGATGTTTGGAGAGGCGACCAAATGAAAAAGAAACCACCCAAACCAACCCTCCGCACTGTCGCCAGAAAGATGATCAAGATCATCGAGCGCGACATTGATGATCTATCTATCGAGAAGATCAGGGAGGTGATTAGGCAGAAACCGAAGTATCGGAAGAAGAGTAGCGAGAGGTGACTTCCCTAACCCACTCTATCGCCCTCTCAGGTATCATCCAAGTACCACTGGGCCATTCGGAGGCTTCTCGCATGACATGGAGGCGATCCCAAGTGTTGTCGCCTGTAAACATCCGCAGGTACAACTCTGGCGCATCGAGCAAAGCTACATGCGGAAAGTGCTTGAGGATCTCCGTATCCTCGGTGGCGCCAATCTCTGGGTATCGCCAGTCACCTCTGGGCAGGAGGTTGGCTCCATGAATGCAAGTCTTTGGAAAACTGCGAACGGCGGCAACATCTCGTTGCAGGTCGTAAACCAGTTGGCGCTTGAGGAAGACTGGGAGCTGCGATTGCAGGTGGGTGCGAACCATCACAGAAACGTAGTGAGGATGGAATGCGTCGTCCGAATCCCACTGCACCAGCAGACCAGAACTGGCGAACTCTATCGACTTGTTCCTCAGCGCTCCAAGTGGCGCCTTGTCGGTGACATGCCAGCGGACATCCTTACAGTCGAACCGCTGGCTCACACTGCCGACAGCTTTCCAGTTGTCGTCGTAAACAACGACCAGCTCTTTGTTCGGATAGTCCTGCTCGATAAAGCACTGGACCGCCACTGGCAAGAGTACAGTGGCGTTGTAGCGTGACTTTCCTGCGATACACAAGCAGGAAACCTTTGGCCAATTAGATGTATCCATAAGGAGGATTGTAACGTATGATCGCAAAATCGAGTAACCGACCAGTCGTAGGCAAGACCTACGGTTACAGTAGAGTGTCAATCGAGGATGAGGATTCCATCGAGCGCCAGAACGAGAAGATACGAGACAAGGCCAAGGAGCTTGGCCTGCGAGTCGAGCATATCTTCGAGGACAACAATGTCTCTGGCGGCATCTGCTTCGAGGATCGACCAGATGGCCAGAAGATCCTCACCCACCTGAAAGCAGGAGACATCCTGATCACCGCGAGATGGGACAGGTTCAGCAGAAACCTCACCAGTGCCCTCCTGACGCTGCTCACGCTGCACAGATCAGGAGTGAGGATCATCTGCCTAGAGCATCTAGGCGGCGTCTACATTGATATGGATGATCCGATGTGTGTGTTGATTATCACCTCGCAGTTGCTTGCCGCCGACCTGTTCCTCAAGCAGCATTCCAAGAAGACGAAGGAAGCGATTGCTTGGCGAAAAGCGAGAGGATTGGTGGTGCGACCGATGCGAGCGTTTGGATTCAAGCGCAAGAAGATTCAGATCTCAGCGCATCGGTGGAGGGTGATAGCTTACGAACCGGCGCCTGATGAGCGTGAGACCATCGCAGAGATGCACCGGCGATGGAAGCAAGGAGAGTCGATTGGCAAGCTATCAGACGAGCTGCGCAGGAAGGGGATTAAGACGGCGGAAGGAATGATTTATTATTGGCAGCCATTAGCAGATAGGATTTCTTACTACGATAGTTGTCTAAAATCCGGAAAGCCACTGTGGGCCATGCCGCAGTTACCCCTCAATAGATTCTCGAATGGACAGTTCAAATGAAGAAACCAAGACATGACGAGGAAAGGAGAGAGTGGAAAATATGGGCGGCGGTTGGATTCTCAGTCGCGATTATATGGTCCCTTGTGGTGTTCGTTGCTAGATCAATGAGCTAGCGCCTCCACTGGATTTGCACTTACTGGTATAAACGAAACAGGCTGGATCTGTAGTCCAGCCTGCTTCTATTGGCCACCCTTAACAGAAAGGTTCTAAGAATGGCCACATGTGGAAAGTATACCAGTATCTTGCCGCCGCTACCAGAGGTTGATGGAGAGATTAGGCACGTTCCTGATTATCCTGGTTACGCCGTTACTGATCGAGGCGAGGTGTGGAGTTGCAGAAACTGGCATAAGCCCACCGAGGTCGGCGACTTCCGAATCACATGGAGAAAGCTAAAGCCGTCGAAAAGCCAAGGTTATCCTGACTTGGTGATCTGCATACACAACAAGAGAAAGACCGTCAAGGTACACCACCTAGTCCTCTTGGCGTTTGTTGGTCCGAAACCTGATGGAATGGAAACGCTCCACCGAGACGGCAATAAATCCAACGCAAACCTTAGCAACCTACACTACGGAACCAGAGAAGAAAACATAGAGGATAAGAAGCGGCATGGAACGTCAGGTCTTGGGAGGAGAAGTGGAAACGCTAAGCTAAAGGACGAAGACATTCCCAAGATTGTGGAAATGTACAAAACGATGTACGCTGGTGATGTGGCCAAACACTTCGGAGTCTCAGGCGGAGCCATAACAAGCATAGCGAGAGGGAATGGCTACACAGACGTAAAGCGCCCCATCGTCATCAAGCCATGCGGAACGCGCGGAACCAAGCAGTGGGCCGCGAAGTTAAATGAAGATGACGTTAGGGAGATAAGGAGGTTGGCCGGTACGATGTCGCAGGAGAAGATTGGAAAGCTATTCTCGGTTACACAGACCGTCGTAAGCTCCATCTTGCTGCGAAAGACATGGAAGCATGTCGCCTAGCCTGCCTCCTTTTGCTGTCGCCTGTTCTTCTCTTTGATGACTTCCTTAGCGTACTTTTGCGCGACCTTTCCGTAAAGAGACAACTCACGAAGCGTCTCCGCTGAGACCTTGCCCCTGTTTTCCTTTGGAACGTATGGGGTTTCCATAACTCTGACGAATGGCTTCTGCTGCAACCACTGCATCAGAGCATCGCGCAGATCTCGCTCTTTCCATTTTTGCAAGTTGTAGCTGCCAATTTTTGCGCCGCTCAGGTAGTCGAGGGCCTTAACGCCAAGCCCCTTGCGAGAGTCGGTCCACATCATCGCATCTCGAATGACTCTCGTAGGAAGCATCGAGGTCATCGTGGCCGCTGGTCCAGTGAGACCCAAGATTCCTTCCATGTCGCCTACGTCGCGCCCACTGTAGGGATCACGATTTGATATGAGCTTGTAGGCGCCAGTGAGCAGAGGGTTGGTTTGCGAGAACAGCCTCGCCCCAGTAGTTGTAAGATCAGGTGCGCCTTTCAATGGGCCGTAGTCTTGGAACACGAAAGGATTGACGCCCTCAACGCTCAATCCGAGCGAGTAAACGAACGGAGCCTCTTCGTCACCGTACTCACCGAAAGGCCAGCGGAAGCCAGACTTCTCTCGCAGGAACGATGGAACGTATGACGAGCTAGCCTTACGCATCCACTCGATCCCTCGGATCGTTTGTGAGTACGCAGATCCTGGTGCGTTGATAATATTTTCAGCCACAAATGGCAAATTTCGGCCTATGAACGACCCAAACGGTATAAGATCCTTAGCCTTCCGCATTAGAGGGCTAATTTTTGAATAATCGAATTGGACGGCGTCCGTAAAGTCCTTCGCTTGCGAGATGTTCCATCCATTCTTTCGCAGTGCTGCGAACACTGGAATGCGGTTAAGTTGCTCGACCAGCGCGTACGCCTTGTCTCCAACCTCAGCCATGAAGAACTGGGGAACCTCTCCTGGTTGGACTCCAGCCTTCTCGGCTAACTTCCTCGCAGTGCCAGTGCCTCTCACATTAAACGGATTGCGCCACCCTTCGTATCGCCCCTCCTTGCTCATCACTCGCTTAACAGGAGAGAATAAATCTGCGATGGTGACTGGACCTTCTGCCTCCCTGCCAGCAGAACCGGCGGTCTCTCCGATCATGCGAGTCTTCTGTCCCATGATCTCGTTGTCGAAGGCTTCCTGAAAGAAAGCCGCGAGCGGAACGTCTTTATTGCCTCTTGCCCACTTCTTGAATTGCTTCGTTGCGTCGTGGAGGTCAAGCGACGAATAGGTGTCCTTTCCAGCTTGCGTCAAGTTTCGCCACAGACCATCCAATCTATTCCTAACTTGAAAACTAATGTTTGGCAGCAGCACACCAGCGGTCTGTCCTGCCTTCCACCAACTGGTGAACGAATGAATCGCTTCTGCTATAGCTCCGCGTTCCTTTGGACTATCGACAGAAATGTACGCATTCAGCGTCTTGAGCATCCGCTCAGGAACCTTCTGCGACATGGTGTAGTCCATAATCTTCTGGGCCGCTTCCTTCTGGACAGTGGTGGTGTCGTCTCCAGCCACCTGACCATACTGAATCATGGTGGTTCCAGGTCCACGCTTGACTGGATCAATGTCGCCACGCAGGAACGCCTTGAAGATGTCGTCGTCAACATCACTCAGTTCCACGCCGTTCATGGCTGCGTGATTGATCGCCCATCGCTTCAACCCTCTTGCGTCCAATGCTGGACGACCCTTCGGCGTTACGATCCTTGACCACAACTCCGCAACCGACAGGCCACTATCGCCCTCCTTCGCTGTCTTGTGGATGATGTTGTGGATCGTAAGCAAATTGGACATGGAGTCCGCTAAGTTGTGGAGGTAGTCGCTGTGGCTGTCAAGATAACTGGAGCTGAACAGTCCGTTCTTCAGCAAGCCATCGGCTGCTTCCTTCGGTATCTTGCTGAAGTAGTCCACCATCTCAGGCAGCTTCTTGTCTCGCACATCGGCGAACACTTCCGTCAGCGGCTTACGAATCGCCTCGCCTTCGTCGTCCAGAGCTTTGACAAACGCATTGGCTGGTATTCCATTCTGCGTGCCAAACATCTGATCCATTTGCGGCTTGAAGTACCGCTTCCAGACGTACTCATGAGTCAGGTCTGCCGAACTAAGCTCATCAATGCTGCGTGGAACCTCATGCGGCATCTGCGGAACGGCCAGCGCATTGTCTCCAGTCCTGTTCGCCATACCCCATTCCGTATTGGCGACCAGCCATTCCTTCATGGCTGTCTCTCTGGCCAACCTTTCCTCGGCGCTGAGATGCTTGGTTCCAACCAAGCTGGCGTCTGTGGACATTCGCTGTATGGTTAAGGACGCACCAGGAACGTCACGAAGCGGATCTTTTCTCCTCGTTGCGTAGCCAAAGTTGGTCTGCAACTGGCGGATCACGCCCATCGCATCCCAAGACTTGCGTAGTCTGGCATCCTTCGGACGGAAGTGCGGGAAGTGAGCAGCGAAGTTGTCGTCCAGTTCGCTACCCTTACCACCAAAGTCCAGATACGCTCTGTACATTGGGTCTTTGGTGAGGTCGGTTGCCGCGTGCATGACCTCATCCCACTGGTCGGTGAATTTGTTGAGCAGTTCCATCTTCTCGATGTCATCGACTGGAACATTGAACAACGACTTCACCTGCTCTTTGGTCATATGGGCCGCATCTCCGAACGCCTTGTTCTGGTTCATGAGGTACAGCGAGAAGTCGTCCCACATTGGGGCGCCAAGATCGTCGCCAGCGTTGACATGGAACTGCTTTAGCGTGTTGTAGTAACCAGCCAGTTCCTTGTCTTTGGCAATCTTCTGCGGCATGACATCCGTTATCAGTGCGTGCAGGTTGGCGGCAAAGCTATTGGAAACGTCCTGAGCAATCTGCCTATCCGCTCCAAGCAGTCCCTTGAGTTCGCCGCTGAAGATGGATCGCAGTGGTCGCAGCGGACTCCACGCCCCATACCATGCGTTCCTGTACGCACTTTGCATCCACTTGGCAGCCGTTCCTTGACCGGCACCGAGAACCAGAGCCTTGTCCTTGAGGAATGGTAGCTGATTCAGTGGCCATGGGGCGGAAATGCTAGTCACCCCACGCAACCCTTGCTCCATTTCCGATAGCCGCTGAGCAGGATTGAGCCCCATGATCGGAGCGTTCTTCAGGTTGTACATCGCCTTGACCGAGGAGGCGAGGCTGGGGGCCGCCTGAGCGGCCTTAGAAGCCTCTGAGAGCGAGGCTAAGGCATTGGCAGCCTCGGTCACAGTTCTGCCTTTAGCGAGGCCCCTAGACGCCTCCACAGCCGCCTTTCCAGCACCAGTCAGCGCCCTCGTCGGACCACTGATCCAGATCATCGGATCAAGCGCGATCTCCGCAGCCAGTCCAGCCACATCCCAGCGGTCCAACCCCTCCTCGTTCTTCGGTGCTAGACCAGCCCTCTCCAGCACATCCCTCCCACTAACCCTCTTATTCGGATCAGTGATCCCCAACGTATCGCTGAAGGGGATAAGGTTGGCTAGTTGTCCCCAATCACCCACCAGCGCACCTCTCGCGGCGGCTCCAGGTTTATCCAAAGTCTCGCCGAGGTACTGGAGGGCGCCAATAGTGTGGCCGAGGAGGGATTGTTCCTCTTCAGGAGTGGGGTCTGGAATAAAACTGCGAACCCTCCCACCGTAGGAGGGTGCGTTCATGAATGAAAGCGGATCGAGAGACAATCGCAACTGCGGAAGCTGGAGACCGGCCATAAAAGTACCTCAGTTGCTAGATGCCAGCGCCGCGAGGCCACAGGTGCAACGAGTTGTTGGGCGGAACCGCTCCAATGGGAACCTGCGAATCCCTAAACCACTTGCCAATTGCTGCCACTATGTCAGGCAGGAAGTTATTGGAGGCTGGCGGTGCGTTGGGAGCAATGAAGGACGGAGCAACCATCCGAGGAGGTTCAGGATTGGCTGGAGGTTCCGGCGCCGCTGGAGGTGCAGGCTTCGCGCTCAGTGAATCGATCATGGCAATGATCTCGTTGACCTTCGCCAGATCCATTGGAACACCTTGACCGGCCATGTTTCCAAGACCGCCAAAGAGCGAGGCCATCAGCGCCGCCTTCTGGAAGTTGGGGTCCAGTTCCTTAGCGATCTCGCCTGCCGCTGGATTCAGCATGGCCAACTCTTCTGGCGATAAGTCCCCTCCTTGCTGTTGTTTGGCCCATGGTTCCCAAACAGCGGCTGGAATATCATTCTTCTTCGCCATGATGCGTCCTTGCGCAGCGTTCTTCGCCGCTGCCATCTTCTCTCGGCGACCCTTCGAGATACTGGCAACCTCCTTCGCTCGCTCGGCAGGAACACCCATTCCATGGAATTCACCAGGCCAGCGGATCGGATTGTCTTGGCCAGCCTGCGCCATCAGGTGGTGAGCAACAGCCATGGACTTCCACCGTTTCCACGCATCCTCGTCACCAGGACTGGCGTAAGTCACCTCACCTCTGGCTCGACCTCTGGCGGCACCTGCGGCCTTCTGTAGTGCGGCAGTTCGCTGGTTCAGCTCGTCCTGCATCGCTCTCGGATCAGGCGTAATCGGAACCTGCGGCAGTCCTTGCGTGCCAACATTGACCATTGGCCTAGTGTTGCCGATCATCCATCCAAGACTTGGCCCCAAGCCTCCGTTGGCAGTGGGCGGTGGACCTTCGGAACCAGGAATGAACGACGGTTGTGGAGGCGCTGCCGGTAGTGACCGCAGCCTATTGAGGACTTCCTCCAACGCTGCAACGGTTGGATTGTTATAAATCATCACCTTACCTCCACATTCCCATCAACTGCGCCAGCAACTGCATCACGCCACCTTGCTGACTGAGGTTATTTTGAAGCTGATTGCCAAGCCCACTGAGCCCATACTGTGCCCACTGCTGCGCCTCCTGCTCTCTAGCCTGCTGACCAGCGAGCAAGTTGGAGGCATCCTCCATTTGCATCTGCTGTTGGGCAATGGGTCTGGCCATCAGCGAGTTGGCCAACTGCTGGCCGTAGTCAATTCCTTGTCCGTATTGGAGCATTGGGCTACGCTGCGACACCCCCATCCTGTACCAGTTCTGTCTGGCGTCCTCTCTGGTTGGCGCCTCGGTCGCAGCGGCCATGTTTCCGTAGCCTGACGAGAACCCACTGGGGTATATCGTCTGCGGTCGGATCGAGGTGTTGATGCTCCACCTCTGCTGATCTTGCGTCCCACCGCTGGGACTGAATGGCATGGTCCTGAACATCAGAAAAGTCCTTGCATCAGTGAGGGGAGCATCTGGTTGAAACCGCGAGTCTGGAACTGGGCCAGCAGGTTTTGGAGTCCCTGATTGATGCCAGCCCAACCGAGACCAGCGTTACTCTGCGCCTGCTGGAACTGATTGGTCAGGTCGGCGCCTTGACCGTACCGCTGCCGATTAGCATTCATCGCCAGCGGCTGCTGTGCAGCGTTGGCATTCCAAGCTACCGCATTCTGGAACGGACCATTTCCTTGCGGCACCTGCGTCGGAGCTACTGGGCTTGGCAGCTTTGGAGCGGTGATGCCGGTATTGACCTGTTGGGGCGAGGCAGCCTGCGGATTCGGCTGGCGATAGTTATCCGGCACCGGCCCCATCCTCGGCTGCGGCTGCTGGAGCATCTGATACATCCGCTGCCAGTCGAATGGCTGTTGGGATACTGGTGCTGCAAACGGATTAGCATTGAGGTATTCAAGCGGCGCGACTCCTTGGGGTGGTTGGTACGATCCTGTAAGCGGCTGAGGCTGGTACTGATTGGGAATCGTTGGGTTGGCAAAGGCTCGGTCAGGCTGGTATGGTGATCCAGAGACTGGATACCTCGGACCAGACGGCGCTGGCCCAACTGGCTGCATCCGATAGTTGTCTAGTCCAAACTGACCAGGAAGCATTGGCGGCTGATAGCTTGGCGGCGCTGTCGCATTGGGCAGGTACGGCATGTAGGTCGGCTGCTGCGGCGCCTGCGGAATGTTGATCTGAGGTGGTGCTGAGAGCACAGGAGGCTGGCCCCAGAAGCCGCCACCTCCACCGCCGCCTAAGCCGAAGCCTCCAGCGCCTTGTTGTGGCCTGTTGGCTACAGGTGCGATTGGAACATTCGGCGTACCGCCTACGTTATACCATGGATTCGATGGATTCCAGCCGCCAAATGGATTGCTGCTGCTTTGCATGTTTAACTCCTAAGCTATGCCTGCTCCGTAATTGGTATTGATGCCGAAGCTCATCGGTGCAGACAGCTTCTGCATCAACGGCTGGAGATAGTTCATGAGGGAATCGAGAGCGCCTTGGCGAGCTTGGTTCTGGAGGGCGGTGTTGACCAGTTGTCCTTGAGCATTGATGCCAGCGATATTCTGGCCACCAATCGCGTTGACGTTGGCCGAGTTGACCTGCGCCCAAGGATCGAAGTGAGCGATACCTCGCATGGTCTGGTTCTGATCTGCGGAGTTCTGCATCGAGGCGTAGGCGTTGGCCCAAGATCCGTACTTGCTAGCCTCCGATCCTTGCTGCGCACCGTACATATTGGCCAGTGCGTTCTGTAGGCTGCCGTACATGCTGGCCTGCGCACCAGGAACCTGCGAGTGTACCGCCGTAGCGTACTGCCATGGCAACGCACCTGCGCCAAGCTGAGCGTTCATGCCTGCCGCATTCTGACTCGCTTGAGCATTGGCCAAGTTGCCGAGGTATCCCATATCGGCGCCATGCCACGCTGCCTGAGCCGCTGGAATACCAGACTGTGAGTTCAGATACGCTGCCGTCTTGGCCGCATTGGCTGCGGTCAGTGCGCCAAGCATTCCAAGCTGAGACTGGTACTGGGCCAGCATTGGAGTCCAGTCGTTCCAGTCTGGCGCCGCAGCTTGAAACATCGCCTGCGGTCGATTGTTGGCTTGAAACGGATCTGGTCTGGCGTTGTCTCGACGCATCTGAAAAGCGTCGCCTGCATTCGGCTTCTTTGGTCTCGGAGCGAGATCTGCTTGGTCTCCCATTACGTCCCTCCTGGTCCTACCCTTTTAATGAATTTGAGAGCTAGGAACGGAGGTCGATAATCCTCCGTCGCGTGATACAGTGATCCAGTGATCGCTAGCGTGGTCACTACCTGATGCTTGTGACCAGGATCGTAGATCGTATGCTGGTGGGAATCGGCTACGTGCGTATGACCAGGATCGATCACCGCGTGGGTGTGTGCGATAGAAATGCTGGTGGCACCGCCTGCGCTGTGGCTGTGCGTTGCCTGCGTGTGCGTGTGCGTAGCTGAGGTGTGGCCATGGTTGATCGTATGAACGTGAGACGACACCGCCAGCGTATCGGTGACGTTGTGATCATGGCTGGCCGCTGTCAGCGAAGCCGATCCAGTGTGGTAGTGAGAGAACGACGAGACAGCGAAGGTGTCGGTGAATGTGTGCGTGTGCTGCTGCGGACTAATCCCAAGCGTGTCGGTTACTTCATGGCTGTGCGGATTAGGAACAACCGTCGAATGGCAGATGACGGAGTGCGTGTGCGCCACTACCGAGACGTAGTGCGTATATCCGACCGCCGAGAATTCGTCAGTAAACTTACCGATATCGATGGCTTCTGTGTTGGCCGGTAGCGGCGTGCCAGTAGTCACCAGTACGTCATGCTCGACGTTGTCAGACCAATCATGATCATGCGCCGCGTGGTCCCCAACACTGACTGAAACCACCGTCGTAGAGCAGGTGGCTGTTACGCGGACGACTATGTCGGTATTGTTGACAACGATGGAGCCGTAGATGTCTAGTCCGGTCAGTGCAACCGTACCCTCTCCAGTCAGTACCGGCGTGATCGTCGTCGGATCGATGGTGATCGTACCGGACACGCTCAGCGTGCCAGAGTCCTCGATGTCGATGTCTCCGGTCAGCGTCGGTGCCGTTGCCCCACTGTTGCCACTGTAGTCGTTGATCGTAACGACCGCACCGTTGATGGACGGAGTGGCGGCAGCCATTATGATCGGCACTACCACATTGACATTGGATACGCTGGACGATCCAAGCGTGATGTGGGTGGTGCTGGTGTTGATGGCGACGATGACGACATTGGTCGTATTGATGCCAGTCGTATTAGTCGTCGTCGGTACGTTGAGCGTGATATCATCCAGCATCCACGCCGTATCGTACCAATCGCCAGTCCAGTCGGTGTTGATGATCGAGGTACTGGTGCTCGGTTCGCTGTTGCTGTGAGCCTTTGGCCGAATGGGGTGACTGCCGCCAGAAGATCCCTCGTTGTACTCCGTAACCGTAGCCGAAGCACCGACTGGGAACTTGCAGCTTAACGCGGTGTATTCGACCCATCCACCAGGAACCGACTTTCCTGGTTCGAGGATCTTAATGGTGCCGATCTTGTCGTCCCATCCACCACTGACGCAGACTCGCGTGTCGGTGGTATCGGCCATCCAGCCAATGATGTCATCGGTCTGGACATTGGGATCTTGGCCAGAGGTCGCTCGGATGTAGACTCTCGCAGTAGTGGCACCAGGATTGTTGCCGTAGATGTCGTCCACATCCACGCACACCGCTTGGCCAACCGCGTCAATACTGTCCCAAGTCCACTCCGCAGTCGCCTTAGCCCAACGGACTACGGTGCCAGAGATGTAGGTGCTGCCAACGTAGCTGCTGACGATGGAGTTGAAGCCCCACGCCAGTCCGTTGGTATCTCGCATGTAGCGAGTGACGGTGCCAACGTCAGGACGAGTCAACTGGCTATCGTAGAACACCCTCACTGGAACATTGGAGAGGTTGCGACCCTTCTCCTCACATTCCAGACAGTCGGCAACCCAATAGGTCGGATCGCTGGTAGTTAGCTCGTCCGCTCTACTGTCCTCCACAGTGCCAACAGATTGGACGTAGGCGTGCTTCAGAAGCCAACTCTCGCCAGCATTGCGAACTATCCCATCGTCTACGTTGATGGCGTAGCCGTTGTCTCCACGCCTGCTAGAGAGGCCATTGGAGGCGTTGTCTACTTGCAGCACCGCCTGCGAGATCACTGGAGGTTTGACCGGAGGCGTAGGCAGCAGGTTGTTATCGCTGCCGTAGGTGCTGTAACCGCGATCCACCGAAGGGTGGTTGCCAGTGAGGGTCAGCGTGCCGCCGCGATCAACGTCATCCTCCGACTGGCATAGTGCGATGGCAACCTCAGCGGCGATCTCAGGTGTGACTCCTGAGATCTTGGCGAGCGCTTCAGAGATGCGCGAGATATTACGAGGCTGCACTAGGACTCCACCCCATCCACATCCACAAAGTAGATCTTCGGCTTCTGCCTGCCAGTCACGCCACTGAGCTTGATGGTAATGAACCGATCCGCTGGAGTGCCGCCTTCCATGTGACCACTGACATCGACCGAGGGGCTGACGCCTTCGGTCTTCTCCAGATCGATTACCGCATTCTCGCTGCTTCTAGCGATGGACAGTCCAGTATCGCTGTCGTAGGGGATATGGCCAAGCGTGCGAGCGGTCTCGGAGTGGTTGTAGTACGCGCTGACGTTCAGTGTGCCGTCCTGCTCAAGCGGCTGGTAGCCAACGCGAACCGAGCGTACATTGTGGCGCTCGTTCTCTAGGATCTCGAAGGCGCCGAAGATAGCTTCGTAGGGAATGCCTCCGATCTGGTAGGTGTCGCCTACGCTTGGCGTCACATCAAAGCTGGTCTGCACAATGATCGATGTTCCAGTGATGCTGGAGATCCGCTTGGTCTCGTAGGAACCATCCGAATGGATCACCACCAGCGGTGCGCCTACGGTCTCTGGACTGGAGTTCCAGCCGCTGAAGTCCCAGTTGGCGGCACTGTCCTCGATCCGCGTGGCCGCAGCACCAGTCACCGTACCGCGAACAGTGGTAGTGACTGAGGAGTCTAGTTCCTCCTCATTCTCCGCAGCCTCGTAAGCGAAGCCGTCGAAGATCCCCTCGTTGGTGAGCTGAACTCCAGACTCACTGCCAACGATGAGCCGATCCGTACCAGCGATGGGGCACACTGCCGAGGCGCCGATGTCGAACTCGTAGTCTTCCAGCCACCAGTTCTGCAATCGAGTGTGGTAGCACAGCGCGTGCTTCGGCCAAGTCTCGGAGTCGAAGGCGACATAGAACTTGACCGTTTCCTCTGGATGACTGTAGGCCACATGGAACCACTTTTGCTGCGCCCAGTTAATGCGACTGCGCCAGTAGTCCTGTACTGGACCGCTGATGGGCTGCGCTCCACCACCGCTGAACATATAGGCGCCAGCCTGATCGACAACGAACAGACTGTCTTCCACGCGGCACCAGCACCGCTGGTTGATACAACCACGCCCACTGGCTGGCATGATGTTAGCGTCCTTGCGAGGATTGCCAGCAGTGCTCAGTCGGTAGGTGTGCCGCTGCTTGAACAGGTACAATGATCCAGCGAAAGCGGCGGCACCAGTGAGCACATCGCCATCATCTTGGCAGTCAATCGCGTTGACCGTTGGCACACTCTCTGGCTCGCTCGCTTCGCTGAAGTAAATGCGGTTGCGCTCGTCTGCGGTAGGCGTCACCGAGTAGTAATCGCCCACTGTTCCCAGACCAGCCGAGGTGGAGCTATAGGTAATGGTGGTGGTGGTGATCGAGATGATCCGACCAGGAGTGCGGCCAGACGCTCGCACCTTCCAGCCAATCATGCCGGTATTGAAGCGGACGCCACTGGCGGTGGCAGTGGTGGTGCTGGCCGTCACCTTTCCAGCACTGTAATCCGCAGGCACCAGAAACCACATGCGATCCGCGTAACCTACAATCACTGACATCCACCGAGGAGGTGGGGTGAACCTGTTGGCGTTGGGCCATCCATCCTTCGTCAGCAGACGCAACGAATCTCTGGCCACCAACTGGTCGTCGGTGTAGGTGGTGTGGCTAGTGGTGGTCGAGTTATCGTTGATCTCGGCATCCAAGTACCAAGTGATGTACTGATCCTTAGTGTTTCGCCAGATCTGGCGCTTGGTGATGCGAGAGTTGGAAGAGACTGGAATATTGGTATAGTCAAATCCAGCGACTGGAGTACCAGAAGCTACCGAGGTAACTGCCGAAGTACTCCAACTGGATGCCGTTTCGTCCGCATCGCAGAAGCGAACGTAGATCTTGTAGTCGCCCCAGATGGTCCCGCTGCCGCTTGACGCGACGGTGAGTCCAGTGGTTGGAGCATCTATCCCACTGTCCTGCGAGGTAGAAGTCCTGCCGTCCCAGCGAATGGGTCGATCAAGACCGTTGTGACCGTACAGCACGCCGTCTGGCGCAGTGGCCATGCACAGCGGCTGGTAGGTGTTCAGTCCTGTTTTGAGCGTGGTTGTCATGCTGGATCTTGTCCCACAATCAGACTGCCACCCTCGGTCTCGTAGACGACGTTGACCGCTTCAGGCGTGTCGTAGGTATAAAGAGAGATCACGCGACCAGAGCCGCCGCCAGCAGGATCTTGAATGATGATCCGCTGGTAGTAAGCCCAGTGCGTTCCGCTGCGGTTATACAACCAGCAGATACAGTACTCGCCAGCCGATAGGTTGGTCAGTACGGTGGAAGTGAACTTGATCGCGTGGAGATTGGTGCCGCCAGGATCAACTACCGATGCCACGCCTGCCGAACCTGCGCCCCAGCCGGTAGTGGACAACTGCCGCAGGTAGCGAACTGCTGAACCTGACGGCACTGGCGGTCGGTCGGAATACTCAGCCAACTCATGCCAACACCAGTAACTGTTGGTGAGGGTATAAGGCTGCGTCGTATCGTCGTAGATCGGAGTGCTATGCATGTCCCAGCCGTCGCTGTCGTACCATGCACAAGTCACTGGAACATACGCCATGATTAACTCCTAAACTGGAGTGGGCGCATACCGCCACGCACCTCCAGTACACCAGGAGAAATGGACCGGCAGTTGATCAGCAGTTTGGCGTCAGAGGGTCTTCCGACCAGTGGCCCTCGGTTCGACACCATTCCGCTGAACTCGCGGATCTTTACGGTGCGTCTGGGCCGTTCAGCCATAATTATGCCATCAACTTAGCTGCCTTGAGTTTGACTAGGATCGCGCTGACGCGAGCGCGGACGACGGCAGTGGTCGCGGTAAGGCTTACTGCCGTCACCGTCGCTGCCTGCGAGTAGGGGAAGCTGGTCTTCAGCGTGTTTGCAGCAATGGCTGCGGCCTGACCAGACGTAATGCCGGTCTTCACCGTATTGGCGTCCATGGCTGTGGCGATTTCCGCTCCGAGCGTATCGTTGGCCATTGCCGTATTGAGATACCTTTTCGCATCGGCAGAGAGTGCCATCTAAGAACTCCTTACATATTGTCGGTTACAGAGTAATCGGCGAGTCGAGTGGTCGGCGAGGGACGGTGCGCGGCGACTTGGCGTGGTGTGGTATAGCAGTCTGCGTTCTTGGCGATGAACAGTGCGTCCTGATAGGCGGCAAACACCTCGGCCTTGTTCTGCATGTTCTTTGCAATGGCCAGATGCTTTTCGACGCACCGCTGAAACGCAGTGTAGACAATGGGGTGAAGGTCGATGGGGTCGGTGAGGCAGTACTTGACGCCACTGCGGCTAGTAGTGATCGTGGTGTCGAGAGTGACCGCAGTGGCGCCAGTGTACGCAGAGATGATCCGCTCGTCATCGAACGGATAGTTTCCATCGAGTCCGGTGGGAATGTGGGTAGAGTCAGAGCCGACTCGTAGCACCGAACCGACATGCCTAGAGGCGAATACAGTACTGCTTCCAGTGACGCCAGCGTTTCCAGCGACGACCGTAATGGTGCCCACCGTATCGTTGGCGTCCCAACCGCTGTAGCGAAGCTGGCGAGGCTTGCGCTTGTAGATGAAGTCGATGACTCCTGCGGCATCGGCGCGTGGGTAGATCCACAGTCCCATCGTACCGTAGAGATCCTGAACCGGACGGACGCAGTAGTAGTCAGGTGTTCCAGTCTCGGTGTTGTACTTCGTAACAGCCTCGAAGTCATTCCATCCGAGGATCGGTGCGTTCTTGTAGCTGTCCTCGGTCCACACTTCCGACAGTTCGCTGAAGTCCCAAGGCAGATCGTACCACTGTTTGAAGATGCTGTATGTCGAAGCGGTGGAAACGTCCTCACCAGGATTTAGCGTGGGGTCTAACTGCAAGACGGTGTCGCTCTTGCGAGCCGCAACATGGCAGAAGTAGTTCTCGGTTCCGATCTGGACGACGCCGCTAGCTGCCCAAGACGGCCATGTTCCAGTGGTGAGGGTGAGCTGGTTCTCGCAGGTACTGCCCCCAGAGTGATCATACGTACAGGTTCCAGTGGTGTATGGAGCGACCAAATGAACCCTACCTTGCTTGTACAGAAACTTCCAATCATGGATGTCATTGATCTCGCGATACGCCGCTTGGATCGCTCGCTTGATCTCGCCTTGTGCGGCGCTGGTCGCGTTGCCGCCGAGGAAGTCGGTAGCCGCAGCAAGCGCATCGTAGTATGTATATAGCAGCGGTTGTGCCATGGCTTACTTCCTCGGAGTGTGTTTCTTTTTGAGCGACTCTTTCAAGTCCTTGCGTTCCTTGCCAGTGATCGGCTGCTTAGTCTCGACTTCCTTGTCTTCGATCATGGATTCCACAATGTCGTCAGCGATGCAAGGCTCTGGATCTTCGACGCTGATCGACGGCTGGGACACCTTCACCGCACCGTCGCAGCCCCAGCCTCGCTTCTCGCAGACTCTGCGGACATCATCCAGCGAATCTACCCACGCCTCTGGATCGTTGGGCATTCCTTTGCGGCAAAGCTGTGTAATAAACTTCTTTCCGGTCGGATTCACGCCTGCACGCCGCGCTGCCTCAATAGCCTGCTCGGCCCTCCACTTCGTCCCAAATGCGTCGTAGTGCGGCGTGTCGGCCATAAATCGCTTGTTGCTGCCTAGCATGGCTGGGATACCAATGCGGCTCCTCAGTCGCAGGCGATCCTCTCTGGAGAGTCTCCTAACCATTGGGTGGTCCTTGGGGCTGGGGTGGTCCTTGTTCAGGCGGCGGTCCTTGTGGCGGCGCCTGCATCGGTGGGGGCGGTGGTGGCTGGATATGGAGCTTGGTCATGTCGATGTCCAGCGCGTCACCGAGAATGTCCAGTAGTGCGTTAAACGGTTGCGTGTTGCCAGTCTGCTGAGCGACCGCGAACATCGGTTGCAGGAGAGTCTGAGTCAGCGCCTGAGCATCGCTGGTCATTTTCTGCTTGTTCTTACGCCGACCGCTGCCAGCTTCGACCGTATAGTCCACTTCGCTACAGGCGAGGTTCTCGTCTGGCGTGTTGACGACGTTGGTCCAGATCTGCTCCAGCGGAACCTCAGTCATTCCCATCTGCGTAGGAACCGGCAGCGTCCTTCCACCGAACAGTGGCGACACCACTTCCGCAGGCGTGTGCATTCTGGTGGCAGCCGCTTCCTTCGCAGAGATCAGCGACTGCCAGGACTCCGTACACTGGGCCATGTCGTCTGGCCGGTTGCTTAGGTTGTCCTGCCTGACGAACGCTTCCTGCGCGGATCGCATCTGCTGGTTCACGCCGCCATAGAGCAGAGGATCGAGACCTGTCTGTCGCTCGAAGGCGCGCTCTGCCATGGAGATGACGTTCATCAGGTCGCCATTCATCGCTGGGAACTGGAGCACATACGCCAGTTCGCTGAGATCCTTACGGACCTCCCCCTTCGCGGTGACGACCTCTTGATCCAATCCCTCGATGAGTGCGGTGCGAATGTCTTCGTCCAGCGCCGCCGAGGTGATGATCAGGTCTCGGCAGGTGGTGCGGACCTTACTCATCAGGAAGCTGTAGGCGTGATCGAGGAACGCTTGCAGTGGCAGCGCTGCTTCTAGTGGACTAGTGGCCCAACAGTTGTCGGTGTTGGGGTAAAAGTCCAGTGGACTGAAGGCCCAAGGATTGAACGGATTGCCGTAGAATTTAATGGGCCATTCGATCCGTCGCTGGATCTCTGAGAACAGCGAAGCAGCGTCACCGCCGCCAGTGATCCACGGAGGCAGGTTCAGTGGGTATGGGACACCAGGCATCACGCAGAGCCAGACGTTGTCGCCGGTCTCGCCCAATGCCTCGGCCAGTTTCTTCGCGTCCTCGTCGGCGCCAAAGAACTTGTTGCCAATGCCCATACGAGAGTAGACTTCGTAGTAGATTCCTACGTCGCCCTTCTCGTCTTCCTTCAGGTCGGCGGTAAAGTCTGGATGACCCAGCGCATCCCACGCGGCCTCCGAGAAGTTGCTGTAGTGGGCCGACTTCAGCTGCTCTCTGGGAATCTCGAACTCTTCGGAGATCCGCCACAGACTACGCCTGCGGATGCGTACCGTATATCCAGCATCACGCAAGCGACTGGAGTCTGGATCGATGAGCAGGTTGTCCACGCTGTCATAGGTGGAGCATGGAACGAAGCCGGTAGGGCCTTCCATCATCTCATGCCACACCACACCGCGACCTTTGACCAGCGCTTCAGGTATCGCCAGTCGGCACTCGTCGGCCAGTCCGCTGATGCGAGGCAGGTAATTGAGCCACCAGTGCAGCATCCACGCCAACATCTGGTCGCGAGTCTGCATCGGTGACGGCGGCATGGGGACGCCAGGAGGCAAACCAATCAATTCCGGTGGAATCGGTGGCCGGTCTGGCGTCACCTGCCGATGAGGAATCTTGTGATGCAAGTACGGCAGCATCAGGTTGACGTACTCTCGGCTCTTGGCGATCTTTACCTTGAAGTACGGTGCTCCCTTTCCATCTGGAAAGGTGGGATCATCGCACTCGATGTAGAGATCCTTGTAGCCCTTGCCGAGGAATCCCCATGCTCGGTCGGCGGTCTTGCCGAAGCGCTCCCATTTGTCCTTGCGAGCGCGATCGATCTGCTTCAGCCACAGCCGCACAATCGAGTTGAGGATGTCCATGCTACCTACCGTTCTTCATGAGCTTGCCAAGATCCTCAAGCCGCTTGCTCAGATCGCTGCAAAACTCTTCGCAGCGCTGAATCCTGCGGCTGAGGTTGCGATTGTCTTGGATGTACTTGGCGATGCGGAACACGCCACCGATGGTGCCGTCGTTGAACATATCCATGCGATCAGCCAAGTCTGGATCGTCAGCGTGGATGCACTCTTCGCGGAGCACTGGTCGGCCACCTACGAAGGTCAGCACATCGCAACTGCGAGCACGCTTGCGAACGACCCAAGCGAGCGAGGTGTCCGCCTGACCAGGACGGATCGTGAATTCAACAGGGTCACTGACTTCAATCTCTGGAAACTTCCAATCCACAAAGAACTCCTTTGGCGGTTGACCTACCCCAACACAGCGCCTGCAAGTTGGCGACTACGACCCTCTTTGCGACGAAGGTAGGCTTGGTAGACTTTGTCGTCGCGTGAGTTGTCGATTGGCTCTGGTGGGTAATAGGTTGGGTTATAGGCTGCCGCGTATTCGAGGCAGTCTAGGGCATCACTCTCCAAGCGCTCACGCTTGTCGGCTCTGTCGAGCTTCATGTGCGCTCGGTAAATCTGTCGCTCAAGATCCTTATTGCGACCACGAAACATCTTCAGCAGCGGTGATCCAGTGAAGGGACCGATCTCTCGGATGGCCATCCACTGGATGAGGCACTCTTCTCTCGCGGATACATCAGCACTAGCAGCGAAGAAACCGTCCATACTGCCAACTCTCCGCAGCGAGACGCCTTCCTCCATCAGCGCTTGAAAGTAGTGGTGTGCAACGGTGTCGCCGGTCGAGCGACCCATCGAGGTCTGCTTACCGGCTCGCTGGTCGCACACCACGCACTCGTACTTACGCTTGCCTTGACGCATCTTGACTTCATGCGCCCAAGTAGAGGCATCACTGTGCCGCAGGATGAAACTGTCGTAGACCCAGCGGTGCTTCTCTTCTGGATCTACCGCAACGAAGATGGTTCCGCAGTTCTGACGACCAGGATCAAGGAAGATGTATCTCGACCAATCATCTGGGATATCAAACGGCTCGCAGCCATGGTCTTCCTGCGGCTTGAACATCCAGTAAATGAGTCTTCCAGCGATGGCTGGCTTACCGTAGAAGCGGACTGCTCGCTCGTCCTCAGAGAGGATGTCGAAGAAGTCCTGCTTCGCTTCGGTCGAGATGAAGGGGTTGTCTTCCAGCAGCAACTGGATGGCGAGGATCTTCTTCTCGCCTTTGGCGGCTCGTTCGCGCAGGTCAGTAAGCTGGAAATTAACGGTTTGTGCCGTAGCGGTCCACACGCCAACTCCTGCGTGGCGCATGAATCCGCGATTCATTTCAACGTAGTGGCTCTCGTCCTCGATGTGCTCGTCAATCCAGCCGAAGCGGTATTGGGTGCCCTGTTCAGCCTTGCCCTTCGATCCAGTGAAACGAACCGTCCAGCCATTGCGAAGGTTGAGCGAGTGAGGGATTCGCTTGCCCTTGTCGTACCAAGTAGGCTGGCCACCGACGAGCATACGTTGAGGAATGAGCGGAGGGGCATCCTTCCACTTCTCTCTGTATGCCGCATCGTAGGGATCGAGTCGTCTGGGATTCTCTGGGTCTGGTCGAACAGCTCGCCATAGCTTGGTGTGCTCGTCGCGGATGATGTGAAAGGCACCAGGCTCTCCGAGCTTGACCCAGATCGGATCAGCCAAGTGTTTCTCATCCAGCCCAACGACGATGGCTTTGCCGTTTTGGCGAGGGTACTTACGGTAGGGATCTTGATCAAGAACGCAGCGGGCTAGTTCTACGGCGCCAGCCAGCGTCTTACCGCTCTGATTGGATGCGTCCAACAGCCGCCACTTGGCTGAGCTAGAGTGAAACGGAACGACGGCAGGCAGCGGCTGATAGAGGGCCAGCCCCTCGTACATCCGCTTGGCGCGAACCGAGAGCATCCGCTTGGCGCGAGCAATGCACTCCGCGCGGAGATCTATAGGTTCGATTCTCGGCTGAGCACTCATGCGGAGCGCGTCAGCCGATCTCTTCATCAAGCCGTCTACCATCTTCCTCTAGCAGCAGTTTCTTGATTTCGTTGCGAGCCAGCGCTTCGAGATCTTGAGGCTCAAGCCAGTCCTCTGGATTACCTGCATCCGAGGTCTTGAGCATCAGCGTTACCAGTCCATCTGCGATGCGAGCCTTGACCGAAGGCGGTGCATCGTCGTAAAGCAATCGCATCTCTCTGGCCAAGCCACCAGGACCACCGAACTGCTTCATCATCTCTTCGATGAAGACGTTGATGTTGGCGGCTGCCATTGACTTCTTGGTCAACTCACGCAGCAGGTTGTCGGCTTCTTGTCTTGGGTACGCCATCACATCACATCCCTATAGACCGACTTGGGATTTGCTCTGAGCGTCTTGATCGTTCGGATCACAATGCAAACTCGTTCCCTTCGACATCGGTTGGTCGTTCTCCATCGGTATGGTTGGAGCCAGCCTTCGATCTGGACGAGCGCTTCTTTTTTCGTGTCTGCGAGCCATTGAGCTGCGTCTCCAAAGGCACGAACGTAGAAAGTCCTGCCCTTGCTCTTGAGGAGCCCTTCCGAGTACGCCGTTTGTCTTTTTGGGAGGAATTTGACTGGGGTACTCCAAGCGAGCGTTCCAACTGCTGATACATCTGTTCGATCTCTCGGCGTTCCTGCTCCTTGTCCATCCGATCCATGTACTGCTTCATGCTCATCCATCTCCGACCTCCGCAGTGTTCGCACTCGTACTGCTCAGGCCCGCAGTCGCATTCGCTGTGCGGCATGTGCAGATCGCAGAGCGATTGGATCTTGTCGAGCAGCGCGTACATCACCAGAATTGGAAAGTCCTCGCCGCCAGCCTTCATGTGCCGAGAAGCCAACCACGCTTTGAAATTCCTGATCTTGCTAGGCAGTGAGTAAAACCGCTGGCGAGTCCTGAAGACTTCTGTAAACCTCGCCTTAACGCATCTTCCGAAAGCGTTAGTGGGTCGCCTGCGCGTTATGTCCATGCCTTGTCGCCACCACCCTCCATCGTCAACACTGGGACCGATGGATCGTTGGCCAAAGGTACAGGAGCTTCGTAGTGTTCGATCTCTTCCAGATAGGGCGGATCGACCACCGAGTTCTGCCAGTGTCCTGCTGGCGTGTCCCAGTTGACGTAGATGCCGACTCCCTTGCCGCGACACCGCAGACAGAAATCCACATCCTGCGTCAGTCGCAACTTGGTATGCGTCTCGTCCTGATAAGAGTCTCTGAAGTAAGGCTGCTCCAATCGGTCGAAGATCCTCGCGTCCATAAGCATGGCGCCAGTTCCGACCGCCTCTACCGCTGTCCAGCCCCGCAGGTTGCGCGCAGTTTCGTGATCCACGCGGACCAATCTGTCGCTCTCGTTCTTGGTGAAGACATGCCAAGGTCTCAGCGGGTAGCAACCGCAGTAAGGTGCCGCCGCAATCGACATCGGATGCTCTTTGATGAACTTCCACGCGGTCTGCCAGAACGGCTTGAAGCGTGAGTTTGCAACCGGCTCTCCTGACGCTGTCTTGCCGAGGTACTTGTCCAGCACCATGTCTGGATCGATCCAGAGGATATGGGTCGCTTTGGTCGCCCTCGCGTGGGCCACTCCCATATTGCGCATCAGATCGATGCGGCAGTTCTTGACCTGAAACCAGTCGAGACCGGCGATGTCCTGATCGAGATGGAGATGATACGCCCATCGGAAAACCCAAGTGGACAGATCAGGACAGGTGTACGAGAAGCCGGTCGGCAAGATCACGCAGATTCGGTACATGGCTCGGTTTGGGTTGGAGGCTTGGGGAGGTTTGAAAAAGGACTGGCGGTGGGGCGAGTACCGCCAGTCCGTTGAACTGCGAACAACTAGGCGTTGTAGTTGGTGATGATTCCGGCATGGACATAGATGGCCACTGCCGTCAATGCAGCCGTACTCTTCGCCTCCAGCGCGGTTCCGATGGAGATCTTGTTGTCGGCGCACTGCCCAACGCAACCAGCGGCTGCGACCTGAACCGGCTTTCCAGCAGCCGAGATAGCAGTCGAGGTAGTGGTGGAAATCAGTACATCACATGGACCTTCGTCCACTACATAGAAAAGGTCATCGTCTGGAATGGTCGTCTTGCGACCGAGGTAGTAGTCGTCAATCGGCTTGCCATGGACCGAGGCGGTGGCCCAGCCGTCCACGCGATTGCCGATGTCGTCCTCGGAAGCGGTTGACCACTTGAGGACGCGCTTGCTGATGGTGAGATCGGCGCCAGCATCGTTCTTCACAACGCGAAGAACGACATCCCCCTTCGTGCCATGCAGCGTGTCAGGCACGCGGAATCGCTTGCCTTCCAGATGCTTGGCAGTCGTATCGGTCAAGGTCAGTTGGCCGTCTCCGTAGGTTTGCCCACGCGGAAATGGCAGTGTCGGATAAACGCTCATGGTTCACTTGTCCTTTCGTGAGAAACTAGGAGACAGCCGAGAGTTTGCTGAAGTAGATGGGAGACTCGAACTTCATGTTGGAGTAGCATTCGAGAAGGAGACGATCAGTATTCGTCTCGATGTCGTAGTCCTTCTTGGCCTCGAACAGTTGGCTCTGGCCAAGCAGACGCAGCTCCATCTTGTCGTAGCAAACTCCGTAGCCGACGCCAGAGACGCCGTATTCTGCCGCGAGTTCGATTCCTTCAAAGTTGACGGTTTTGAAGCCCAAATCGACCGCATCGCTGGCGGCAGTAACCTCAATGCGTTCTTTCGCATCGAGGCTTTCCTTCGCCTGACGCAAGTACTCAGGCGCGAGGATGATGATGTCTGGCTGTTGCCCAACCAGCGCCTGCTGCGCAGTGCTCAGCTTGCGTAAGCACTCACGCCAAGTATTGGGCCAAGTCTTCGTGGAGGCGCTGTGGTTGGCGTTGGTCGTATCGACCCACCATGGACTCCAGAAATGATAGGTCTCGCTTCCGGTGCCATCAGGGAATGTTCCAGTCCAGTCGCTGGAATACTTGCCGACCTGCGTATACAGGCCAGCATAAGTGTCGGAGTTTCCGGTCTTGACGAAGACCGAACTGGAGATCGCAGCGTAGCCGGTATTCGTCTTGAAAAGCGTCTCCAATCCATGGATGTGATCCGGCGTGGTGGTCGAGTCGCCGTCACCGAAAATCTCGGTGGCGAAGTACTCGTTGCAGTCGTCAGTCGCCGACTTGGCCCACTCGCTGACCAACTTGATCAGCGCTTCCGGCCCACCAGCGCACCGCTTCTCGAAATCGGAGATCGCCTCGCCGTACCAGAGACGCCGCCAAGGAAGCTCGGCTTTCTTGTAGCGGTTCATGCGCTGAAAGGTGTTGGTGGACATGTCGTCGCCGGTCTGCGGCGTGGCGCGACGGAACTTGACTCTCCAGTCGAAGCCCTTCCCACTGCAATTGCTGATGATGCGACCCTTCTTGCGCATCATGCCAAGCAGAAGATGTTTTCTGTACAATGGTTCAGTCAGCTTCTTAATGTGATCATTGATCACACTAACGTCAATCCGCGCATTAGGCGTCATGACTGTCGTTGTCGCGGCAGAAGTTGCCATCTGTATCGCTCCTCAGTGAGGATGTGTGTAGTGTTACGCTTGGCGGCTGTGAGAAGCGGAGGGTTGATAAGCGGCTGCGGAGGGACTGTCTAAAATTGGTGTGACAGAGAGGGTCCGGTGGGAGTATCCTCTCTGCCACACCGCACCCAAGCCGCCCCCTCCGCTCGCGGCTTGAGCGCAAGCCTGTATCAAGTCACAGATCCTGCCGATGCCTGCGCTTTTCGCAGGTTGTAAAGCAGGTGCTGTTCGAGATCCATCTTGTCCACTAGATCCTGGTAGCTCGGCTCCGCGTTGGCTGGCGCCGCAATGGCCGGTTGCCGAGTGGCATGCTTCTTAGGAGCTTCGACCTTCGGCGCCACTGCCTGCTGAGCTTGCTGCTGCTGTTGAAGTTGCTCCATGCCAGCCATGGCGTGGGCGTACTGGAAACCAGCGTCGATGGGCATCTGGCGTTGAGCCGCGTTCTGGAGGTGGCCCATAAAGCGCTGCGCGTAAGGTGTCAGCGGTTTGCCGTATTCTCCACCCTCGAAGATCCAGCTTCGGTTCTCACCGATCCAGTTCTGCCACGCCATCTGCTGCTGCTGTTGAGCGAGCTGCTGCGTGTACTGCTGTGCCTGCTGAGCGAGTTGCTCTACCTCTGGTTTGACGACCGGCTTCAATACTTCATGAGGCCGGAACGCCAAGTTCAGCATGGCTTCTTGGATTTTTTCGTTGGCTTCGGTGAAACGGCGGATCGTTTCTGGGGAGGCTTGCTCACCTTTTTGGGCGATTTCATTTTTCCAGCGCTCATAGTCTCTGATGGTTGGGAGGTTGGTTTGCTGAAGCTGCTCGGCAGGAGGAGCTTGAGCAGGTCTTTGGCGAGACTCCAAAAACGATCTGAACTCACTCTCGTACTCCTTGAGTTGCCTGCCGTAGGCTGCGTCCTCGTCACGCTGCGACAGTCGCTGAACTGCGTTGTGCCAACCAAGAATCGCTTCCTGATCGTTCTTGTACTTGCTGCTGTAACTGGAGCCCAGCATCGCATCCGCATAGCGAGCGAGTGCTAGACCGTCTTCTGGCTCGCCAGAGGGCGTATCCTCGGTCGCAGGCTCAGAAGTAGCCTCTGGTGCAGAAGTGGCCTCTGTGGGCTCCGTAGACGTTTCTGGAGCCTCTGGAGACATAGCCTGCATAGACGCTCGAAGATCGTCTTCAAGGCTACTTGTAGAGGTGGAGGAAAGATCGTCCGACATCGACGCTCCTTGGGAGGGGGGAGCGGAAATTGGGTGGGAAAGAATTCAGGCTTAGCCGCATGATACTATAAGCAATTCTTATTAACACTATAAGTTTTGCTTATGCTATGGTATCCAGCCGCCACTTGGCGATAAGATACTCGCGGCTCCTAGACCACCATAAGTCCTTTAGTGGACCCAACTTAGAGAACGTCTGAGACCTGCGGTGAATGGCCGGAACAGGAACTTTGAAAATTTTTCCACCCGCTTCGTATAAGCGAATCGAAAAGTCGCAATCCTCACAATAAGCAGGAGTGAATGCAGCATCGTAGATCTGGGGCACCATCATCCCCATTGGGGCAATCTCTCCAGCGCGGCGTATCCAGCCAGCCGTTGTAACGAATAGCCAGCCTTCGGCGAAGACCCAACGGTATGGCTCTCCAGATCTGGCCCACAAGCCATCTCGGCCAATGGGCTGTACGGACGGTGCAGCCAGTGCGGCGCCGCGTCGGATCGCATCTACCAGCGGCTCGAAGCACCTTCCAGCGAACTCTACGTCGTCATTAACCACCGCCACCATATCTCCATCCGAAAGCAGCCGAGGCTGGTTGATCCAGTCCCACGCCTCGTTGACGGCGATGGTGTAGCCGATCCGCTTGGGGTGGTAGATGCAGTGGCCGTAGGGGATCTTGGGCTGGCGTTCCTCACCGTTGAAGACGACCACCAGATTGGCGTCGCAGTACTTGTAGAAACTGGGAAGGAACTTCTCCAGCGATTCGTTGGAGCAGGTGGGAACGATGACGGTTAGCATCAGATGTAGTTCTCACTACGCATTCCGGTCCATTCATGGACGAAGCAATCCAGTCCTAGCTTGACTTGCGAGAGATCTGGATACATTCCATTGAGCACCTTCTGTAGGCAGGCCATGTTGGAGTTCCATATTCCATTGGCAACCTGAATCGTAATGGACCTTGCGAGACGATGGATCAGCTCTCTGAACTCCTTGAACCGTCCCACCATCGTACCTGCGGCAACAATGGGTCGGTCGTTCATTCGATTGACATCGTTCTTCGCATAGCATTCCAGCAGCTTATTGCGAACAGCGACGTTGTTTCCGATAGTCTCGCCTTGAAGTCCAAAACCAAGCGGATAGTCGCCAAGCTCTTTTGCTGGATCGCCCACCACCGTTACATCAAACATATCAGTGGCCGCAACAACATCCTCTCTGATGTTCTTCTCTCGCAGCGTGGCAGCGTAGTAGAGAAAGCGAACATCATTGCAAGACGCTATGAACGAAGGTGCTCTTGGAACGAAAGCGATCTCAGGCCACCGCTCCTCAGTTCCGGCAGGCAATCTGTCGTAATAGACCATGCCATGCAGTCCATGCTCGACAACGCTATCGCACCATGGAGCAATGAGATCTTGCGTTACGTTCGCGTACTTACCGCGCTGCGGACAAGTAACGGTAGAAAAGCAGGTAGTAAGGATTAGCGTCATGCGGTGGCCAACTGGATCATCTCTTCTCGGAATTGGTCGTTGCGAAAACTGCGGCCCTTGAAGTGGATGATAGCTGGCTTGTGCTCAGCGCAGAGCTTCTTCCACTTCTCGATGTCACTGTGCTCGCAGTTGTAAATGTGTTCGTCCAGCCTCGCCACCGAACATGGCTCTCCGGTCGCGTGAGCGCTGTGAAGAACACCACTGAACGCATACTGCGCAAACGTGGCAGCGTATGGCTTGGAATGCAATCCGGCACTTTCGTACTCCAGAGACATCGCCTCCCACACCTCAAGGAACCGCATGGTCCTTTCATTGTTCTGCGCGAAGAAGACGCCAGATGTCGAGGTTCCTCCAGTGTAGGAGTGCGGATCGGTGTACATCCTCGTAGCGGCAAGATCGCACCCAGTCTCGAATACTTCCAAGAAATCTCGCATCACATAACAGTCTGCATCCAGAAATGCGAACGGATTGTCATGTTCATACATGAACTTCATTGCACACTGATACTGCCTCTTGGAACATTCAACCCAGTTAACCGGCTCGAAGCATCTCTCTACCTTTACTCTAGGATCTCTCAGCAGCGTGTAGCGCCGATCCAAGCTAGGATCGAAGTCTGTGTAAATGACAATCATACACGCCGCAACGCGCAACCACGATGGGATCGTCAAGTGGAGCGTGTCCTGATAGTCCTCCGATACGAAGGTGATCAGAGCAGGTGATGCCATAGTGCAAACCTTTCCACAGTATTCCAAAGACAGTATTGCGTGTAGTCCCAGTTTGCTCGATAGAAGTCCAGCAACTGCTTCTTTGCAGCCACCGCATAACGAACGATCCAGTCGAAGTGAGAATTGATCGAGAACTCGATGAGCGGAACGTCCAGTTCTCTCGCCAACTTCTTCGCGAAAAATCCGGTCAGTCGATGGACTACATGCCCTTGCGGATAGACGCGGTTTGGCTCTCCTGCATATCCGCTGGAGATGATGAACTCCGGTACGCCATGAGGCTTAACGCCGCCAAAGTCCCTCCACTCGATCTGATGTGCCGGTGTGCTAGGAGAGTAATCCTTCAATCCGTATCCCCATCCGTCCACTCCCATCAAACCGCACACCTGCCGAAAACTGCCCTCGCGAGTTCCAGTGTCTGGCCGATTAGGAGCCGGTGCCGTCATGACCACACATTCCTTCTTCGCATCTGGCACAAGCGTCAGCAACCCACCGCTGTACAGTTCCATGTCGTCATGGTGCGCTACGATCCACAGCAGCCGCCTACCGTTTAGGAGTTCTGGCAGCGGCGTATCCACAAGATCCGTTCCTCGCTGTGTTCTGGTGACGGCTTTAGCGTCCAGTCCTTCAGGGCTATCCAGTCTGGTGTCAATAGTTGCTGACATATCTCGTTCACCTGCTCCATGTTGAGGGTTCTTGTTCCACACGAAAACATTAGCGTTCCACCGTCATTGACGGCACTGGCGCACAAGCGGAGGAATTCAACGATCTTGCTGGGCGTCTTTAGATGGCTGTCTGGCATCCCAAAGAGTCCGAAAGCAGACACATGGTCATACCTGCTTCTGACTAACAGTGATGTCGCATCGCAGACATAGTGGTTCTTGGGGCTCCCAAAGTGCGCCTGCGCCGGATCTATGTCAACTGTGCAGAACAGATCTGGATCTGGAACTAGCTTCCAGTAATCCTCACAGTACCAGCGGACTCCAATGTAAAGCGCCGTTCCATTGAGAGACGGCAGATACTCTGTCCTCAGCCACTTTCGCTGCGGCATCTCTTCGTGCGGTACGGTCATGGCTTCCACGCGAACCAACTCCCAGAGACGTTCGATGCAGGAATCAAACGAACCGCCACTTCCTCACGCTTAGTGAAGTCCTCCAATGCTGGGATCACATACTGATGCCAACTGTCCCAATCGTGACCTGCGAACAATCCGCCGCTTTTCATCTTGGGCCACCAGAGCTTGATGTCCTGATCCACCAGCGCGTGGTTGCCGTCGATGTAGCAGAAGTCGAGGCAGCCGTCAGCGAACAGTTTGACTGCTTCTTCGGATGTGTCGCGCAACATGATCGCTCGCTCGCGATAGCCCTTCAGCGCGTTGTAGGCAATTTCTCGGTCGCCGCTTCGATCTGGGGTATTGCAAGTGTCGTCGTAATTTTCTAAATTTCCCACGAAGGGATCTACCGTCACCAGCCTCTTTCCATTCCACCTCGCCAGAAACGCCGCTGCATAATCGGCTCGAAGTGTACCAATTTCTACCGCTGTGCCCAGCAGCAGCCTTTCGTTGAGCAAGTCGGCCAGTTCAACACGATCCTTCAGAGTGCTTTCTGAGAATCCGTACATGATAGAGGTTCCCTTATGTTCCATTCGATGACTTCTTTTTCGTACTCGCTCGGCTGAACCAGCGCTTCATACAGGTCGCGATTGGGAGTAAAGGCGTGGGCCACCTTCGGATTGCCTTTGCCGATCCACGCTTCGCAGTCGTAACGGTTGCACAACTGAACCGGCAGACCGCATTTGACAGCATGTTCACCAGTGCACCAGAACATATTTCCATTGGCGTGAGGGTACGGCTTTTCGCTCCAAATGGACGACACCACATCGCACTCATCTAGCTTCTCGACGCACTCCTCCCAGTTGTCAACCAGATGCCACATCATGCAGTCGTTCCATGCGCTTTGACACTCTTCGTCGCGAGAGTGCGTGATCCCCTTAAGATGCGTGTACAGTATTGCCGCCTCTGGATTGATCATCGCCACGCGATGCAGCAGTTTTAGCGTAGGCTCCTCTCCCAGCGTCAAGATCCCCAAGTACCGCGTGGACATCTTATGCTGCAAGCACTCGTACTCGTCAGGACGCACCCTCTCGCCAACGATTCCAACGATGTGCCGAACCGCAGATTTGGTTAGGCCATGCTTCTCAAATCTTCCAATCTGTCTAGCCAATAGCAGTTCGTAATCGTTCACCGCGCAGACGTGCTGGATCACAAAGATTGGTCGCATCACTCAACCCTAAGCAGGTGAGAGAACTGCTCAGGATGTTCCTGCACACATCTTGGCAGACTCGACCAATCGCTCAGTAGCTTATAGGTGTACGGACGGTCAAACAGATCAACCATGCGATCTACTCGATCCTTGATCTTTGAGTCGTCGGTATACTCTGGATCATGGAATTCGGTGTGAGCAATGGCAGCGATCTTGTCAGCAATGGGCCGCCACATATAGCTAAAGTGCCAGCCACCGCTGGTAATCGCTGGACCATGCTCCATCAGACGGAAATCCTTCGCCGTCATGTCGATCCTGTCCGCGTCCTTCCAGCGGAAGATCTTCGGCTTGCGGATTATCTGCTGATCGCAGCGCAGGTTGAGATGGTAGTAGAACGTGGGCATCTGCAAGCAGTAGAACAGTGGATGCGGTTCATCGATCCGCTCGAAGCACTTAATGGCCGCAGGCGATGGGATCTCATCGCAGTCACTCAGTACGACAATGTCGTCGCCATCCGGCTCCGCTCGGCCCAGAAGTTCCCACAACATCTGCCAAGCATTCCAGTCGCGGTCCCATGGATCGCTGCCGTCGAATGGGCCGTAGTGGTAGAAGACATTGTCCGCAAACGGATAAGGGAACGCAGGCTTGCGATCTCGGCCAACGTAGTCGTTCGATCCCTCTACCACTACCAAGACTGGATCGAATTCGGCCAGTTCCATCTGCCGAAGGCGAAGCATGTCATGCTCGCCGAAATACTTGAAGCAAGTGAAGAGTCTCATTGGATCGCCCTATGCACTTCATCCACCATGAGAATTTCCATGGATCGAAGTGCCGTAATGCGCAACTCTCCATCGCTCATGAACTGAATCTCGCACATCCCCTTCTCGAATGTGCTATCGCCAGCGAGGCGAATGATGATGCGATCACCAACTGGACGCGGTTCAGAAGTAGGGATTGAATCGCAACAGTGTTGGGTCGTATTCTTGTTGCTGATCAGTTGGGGGATCGTTGGCGGCTCTTGGGGGATTGGGGTCATAGACAATTCCAAACTTGCGTAGATACAAAATGGCGTATTCCAGCGCGAGTCCACTAGGCGGTGTGGGCGACTCTCGCTCGGCAATTCGGTTGGGAAAGTTCCATCTGGTCGGCCTTCCGGTGTTGCCGCGAGGGATGTGGTACGACAGCCAGTCCGAGATCATCGCGGCCTCGGCAGCGTCCTCGTAGTAACCGCAGTTGACGCTCCGACCTTTGCGACCTATCGTGACCGTCCACTTTCCGATGTAAGGGCTCCAGCTAACACCAGTGTACTTAGGGACACCTTCTGGCTTCGGCTTCGTCTTGCGCTTCACCCTCGTCGTCTCCGGCTGCGGAAAGTAGCTCAAAGCCATATGCGAGTCGGTCGGAGAAATCTCCTCCATAGTTTCTTTGAGTAACTTGGCGGCGGCATCGAGCGCAGAGTCCATTGGTCAGTTTCCGGTGAAAGGCGGTCTCGCAAAGCTCACATTCGTAAACGGACATTCATAACAGTTTACCAGTAAGCCTCAAAAATCGGATGTAGTTTTTCGCATCTCGTTATCTGTAAACGAGTTGCATGATGTTGCATCACATATCCGCACAAAAAACATTTGACATCAATCGCAACTCACATTAGGCTAACCGAACTTCCACGCACACCACCTCGAAGAGGCCCATTGAATGGGGAAAGGAGCGTAAGATGCGCGCTAGATACTGCGTGTGCCTAATCACCGATGGAAGAGTGACGGAGATTATGGCCAAGAACCTGACTCCGCACAGGGCTGCCGGATGGCTTAACTCCAGCCATCGCACATGCGACGAATGCGAGCAAGCCGCAATCGTGCGTCAGCCAATCTCCAAAGCGATCTTGGAGGCCGTCTCCAAGTCTCGCTGCGCGTAGATCATGGTAGTGGTCACGCTGCCATGACCAAGCAGACAACGCGCTGAGTCCAGATCGTACCTCGCTGCCACCTGCGTCGCGGCGCTGTGGCGCAGCCGGTTTGGGCTCCAGCGCGGAATGCCTGCTCGCTTGCAAGCTCGATGAATCGCCAGCATGTAGGAATTGTGATTAAATCGATTACCTTTCTGACCTATAAAGCACCACTGCTCTGGGTTGCGATCCAGATATGGTAGCAAAATCTGCTGGCACTTGGGTCCGAGGCAGATGATCTTGACCATATCAAGATGGCTCTGCTTGTGCTGGACCGGCACATAGAGCCAGACCACCCCACTGCGGTCGATGTCGCATGGACGCATCATATAAACGCCTTGTGGCCTCATGGCGGCCAGAAGCTGGATCTGGACCATATCAGCCACCTGCGGCGACATGGACGGCAGCGTGGCGTCTACGACGCTCTGAGCGATAGGGGACACTTTCTGCCCCTCTGCGCCAACTGTTTTACCTTTCCGCAGGCTGCGGACCACCTCCAAGGCGGCGGCGACGCTAGCGGGAAACAGCTCCTCCTCGGCTCCCCAACGGAACATGCGGATCAGGATCTTGGCGTACTTGTTCGCAGTGGTTCTGGACCATGGACGGCGACCGGCATCCTCTGGCCGCTTGAGCCACGATCCGGTGACTCCAGCCTCGCGGACATGCTTGAGCCTGATGGGACCGAAATCCGTTACCGCGTCGTTACCGCAGAGCCTTTTGAGCGGCGCCGTAGCCGCCAGGACGTTGTGGTATTCTCCATAGCTGTAGTAGCCTTTAGCATACTCCAGATAGCGGTCGATGAGCCTACCGACCGTCATCGGCTTCGCGGTCTTGGAAAGCGAGATTCGCCGTATAGTTGCCGCGTCGCCATCGGCTACCGCTTGGCAGAATCGCTCGTAAGTGGCCAGCGATTCAGCCGAGCCGTACTTGCCGCGAAAGTGGATTCGCTCTCCGCGATACTCGCAGAAGGCAGTGTTGCGATCTGGCCGACGCCTGTACGAAAGTACCATATACCAATCGTTACCACGTTCTGCGGAGGGGCAGTTCGATTGGTCCGGTCGGTGTCGCAAGTCCTTTCGCCGAAAGAAGTTAGTTTAGTGGAGCCGACCAGGATCGAACTGGCAACCTCCTGCGTGCAAAGGAAACATTCATTCCGTAAACTGTTGACTTAGCTCAACTTACGCTTCTTGCGCTGTACCAACTTGGTGCCATTGATGGCCGGTTTTTCGACCGACTCGTTACCAGGATCGTTACCGCCGCCTCCGAACATTCCAATGCGCTCCAACTCCTTGTCTAGCGCTTCCTGAACTGAGGAGGTGAAACGCTTGAACTCCATCATCATTCGGCCTACCGACTTGAAGTGGCTGACTTCGATCAACTCAATCTTGCGATCCCTCATCGCCTTCACGCAATTCTCGATCACTCCGCTGTAGTACTCGATGCGAGACAGTACGACCTCCAGAGTCTCTGGACTCTGGGGCACGAACTCTTTGTTTCTCATAATGCTTCCCTCCGCGTCATAACATTAGGACTTACATCGGCTGAAGTCAAGGCATCCTAAGTAAAGATACGCTAATGGCTTGCGGAGCGAAGAAAAATATTTGTTAATGCCTGTTGACAACCACTGACGATCTGCTAGAATATCGTCCACACTGAGGCTCGCGATTGATGGATGTCAATCGACCTCAGAGGATACGCAGTGAGGCGATCATGAACGGCAAGAACGCTGTTACCTCTTCCTCCGCTTCTGGAGACTCTCCAATGAGGACCATCTTCGTGGTGCTCCGTACCCTCGCGGTGCTGGCTACCGCGTACTTTGGATACATTCTCATCTTGGAATTTATGGCTTATTAGGAACGTGATCATGACTCCCGCTGGCGCAGACATCGTCCAGAACGCTGCTTTTGACTCTCGCTTCAAGCAGCCGAGCGTGGTTCGCGTCTTCAAGCAGTGCGAGCGAACGAGTCTGAGCGGCATCCTGCATGTGGTTGCAGAGATGGCGCAAAAGCGCTGCACCTCCCAACTTCAAAGTTCGCCGAGCAGTGAGGTTCGGTTCGTTAAGGCAGTGACGCCTCGCCAGCAGCATGACGTTGCTGGCCCTTTGAGCACTAGCGCACCGAGTGCGTTGTTAGAGCAAGACGTTCCGGCTATGGGATAGCCGCATTACTACTGATCGGCCATCTGGGAGATGCCGAAGGGAAACCGACCAGCACACAAGGAGACATCCGCCCAGCAAGCAGGTGAAACATGGGGCTCATTATCTCAAGGCGCGAAGGCGACGTAGTCGTCCTCCGAATACCGCCCCAGCCTAGCGGCGACCGCGAGGTCGTCATCTCTTTCACAACCGTCCGCAGCGGACGAGCGCAAATCAGGATCGATGCGCCCAAAGAAATAACGATCCGAAGAACAGCCGACAGCGCTACCGACTAGCAGTTTTCTTCTAGCGGTATGCGCTAGAAGGGACTTCTATGTTGGTTTTAACTCGAAGACTGAAGGAAAGCATCCTGATCGGCGACGACAGGGACATCGAAATTGTTGTCCTTGCCATCCATCACGATAGGGTGCGGATCGGAGTCCGAGCAAACGGCGATGTGCCGATTGTTCGACGCGAGCTTACGGAGGAGGTCGGCAGTGATTAGCCTTCTCACACACTCGTCTAAATTGGCGTTCCAGTCTTGCAGGAAGCGATACTGGTACAGCTACCACCAGCGACTTCGCAAGACGGTCGATGCCAAAGCACTGAGACTTGGCTCGAACTGGCATGAGGCGCTGGAACATCTGGCCGTCTTCCAAGACCAAGAGGGCGCCACCAAGATTATCTGGGATCTCTACAACCCACTCGCCACTCCAGACACCATGGAGCTTCAAGAGTGGCGACAGGAAGCCTACACGCTGGCATCGCTACTGAGCGGCTACGCTTGGTACTGGGCAGCAGATGGCATCCAGTATCTGAAGGCTGAGCAGGAGTTCTGCTTGCCGCTGCGTAATCCAGCGACTGGCCGACCAACTGTGAACTGGATGTTGGCTGGCAAGATTGACGGCATCGTCCAGTTGCCAGATGGCCGCTTAGCCATCATGGAGCACAAGCTGCTTGGCGAGTCTCTCGACAGCGACTCCACGCTCTGGAAGCGACTGCGGATGGACCCACAAGTCAGCCTTTACATCCTAGCGGCTCGCGAGCTCGGCTATCCAGTAGACACCGTAATCTACGATGTTTGCCGCAAGCCAACCATCTCAGCCACGCCCATCCCCATCCTCGATGACGATGGACTCAAGATCGTCGTAGACGAGCATGGTGAGCGAGTCTACACAGCCGCTGGAAAGCCTCGTCAGGTCGGTGATCCGGCGAAGGGATGGAGGGTGCTCAACCGCACCATGAAGGATGAAGAGTGGGCGCAGAAACTGGTAGATGACATCGGCGCCAGACCGACCTACTACTTCGCGCGTCAGGAGATCCCTCGGCTCGATGGCGATCTCCAGCAGTTCGAGCAGGAATTGTGGGACATCCAGCGAACGATGGCTGATGCCCACCTCCATGATCGCTGGTACAGGACGGTAGGAAAAGACACCTGCTCGTTCTGCACCTACTTTGACCTTTGTTCCAGAAACTTCGACCCAACGGAAGATGATCTTCCTGAAGGGTTTTTCATTTCCCCAACAGCCCATACGGAGTTATCCAATGGCAATCTCGCCGCCGCGTCCAATGGCGCCGCCACCGATGAAACCCAACAGCAAGCCTGCACAGCAGCCTGCGGAGACGAACAAGCTGACGATTTCTAAGGGAATCAACGCTGGCGTCCAGCGCGTCCTCCTCTACGGAACCGGCGGTGTCGGCAAGACCGAACTGGCGTCACTGCTGACCGGCGCTTTGATCATCGACCTCGAAGATGGCAGCAAGTTCCTCAACGTCTCCAGAGTGCAGCCGACCACTTGGGGCGAGCTGCGAGCGGTGCTCCAAGACCGGACGCTGCTGGAACAGTTCACCGCCGTCGTCATCGACTCTCTGACCAGAGCCGAAGATATGGCGATCCAGTGGGTGGTCGAGAATGTGCCCCATGAAAAGGGGCATAAGGTCTCCAACATCGAGGACTTCGGCTTCGGAAAGGGAATGACCCATGTCTACAAGTCGTTCCTCGAACTGCTCCAAGATCTCGATGCGGTGATTCGCAGCGGAAAGAACGTCGTCTGCGTTTGCCATGACTGCGTCACCACCGTCCCCAATCCAGCAGGCGACGACTGGATCAGGTACGAGCCTCGCCTCCAGTCTCCACCGTCTGGCAAAAACTCAGTGCGCCACCGCGTCAAGGAATGGGTGGATCACCTGCTGTTCGTCGCATTCGATCAGTACGTCGAAGATGGCAAGGCCAAGGGTGGCGGAACCAGGACCATCTACCCCACCGAGATGCCAAGCTGGTGGGCCAAGTCGCGTAAGCTCTCTGACCCAATTCCCTACGAGCGTGGAAGTGCCGCGCTGTGGGATCAACTCTTTGCGAAAGGACAGTGACCACAATGCCGAACTTTGTTGACCGAGAAGGTAAGTTTCGTGGCCGTATCGTTGATTACGGCATGTTTGAAGCGACGGCTCCAAGCCGCGCTGTCTCCATCAAGCTCCTCTGCCGCGTTGACGAGATCTTCGCCGAGGACAACTGGCATGACTGGAGCGAGTACGATGTCGTCACCAGCGGCGATGTGTGGGTGATTAAGAAGGATGGCTCGCTCAACACCGAAGCCATCGAACGACTCATCCGACACGCTGGTTGGTCTGGAAGCTTCGACGACTTGGCCTCCAAGACTTGGCAGCCCACGCCGATCCAGTTCGACGTAAAGGCCGACCAGCGCGATGGCAAGGTCTTCTTCAAGATCAACTGGATCAGTGGATACGACGACAGCCCACGCCATACTCTTGACATCGATCCAGACCGCGCTAAAGCCCTCTCAGTGGCCTATGGTGCCCAACTGCGTGCCATCGCAGGAAATATCAAGAGGAACGGCCAGAAGCCGTCTGGAGTGCCTGCGCCGCCGGTAGGACCGACACAGGAGGTGTTCTCGTACAACCAGTCGGAGACGGTTGACGACGGTGGAGTTCCGTTCTGAGCGCCACTACAGCACACCACTGCGAACGGATGCGTGGTGGTGTGCATACCCAATCTAAGGAATTATCCCATGAAGAGGGACGCCATGGACCATCCGAAGTTCTTAAAACTGGCGACGCTCCTTGACATGCCAGTCTACTGTGCGGTCGGACTTGTTGAATCACTTCTGCACTGGGCGTATAAGTACGCCCCACAAGGGGACGTAGGAAGTTGGGGTGACAAGGCAATAGAAAGGGGCGTAGGATGGTACGGTCATCCGGTCGAAATCGCCCTAGGTAAGATACCAGGTATCCTACCAAGTAACATACCTAGCATGATACCAGGTAACATACTAGGTATGATACCAGCCCTAATCGAGGCTGGTTTCCTAGACCGAGTGGAGGGTGACGTATACCTCGCCATCCACAACATCCACATTCACGCAGACAATGTGTGGAGGGAAAAGCTTACAAGGCTTGGACTTACGTTCTGGAACGGAGTTCCCCCCAGAAAGTCTGGTATGATAGAGGAGGATCATGCCTCCACAGAACCTCCACAAAACCTCCATGAAAACTCTGCCTACCAGACCAGACCTGAACCAGACCATAACCAACCAAAGGAGCGCGTGAAGGGGAAAGGAAGATACTCCAATTTGGAGTATGCCGACGACTTCACAGCCTTCTGGAAAATCTATCCAGAACATGGCCGCGTCAAAAAGCCTACCGCATTCAGCGCGTGGTTGAAGGCCATCAAGACCGCATCGGTGGCCGAGATCATGGAGGCGGTCAAAATCTACGCGGAATCTGATGATGTCCGCCGAGGGTACGCCTGCCACGCCTCTACCTTCCTTAACCAGCGGAGGTGGGAGGAGTCTCCGGCTGCGTGGAACAGAAGGCCGGTTGGAAAGCAGCCGACGCCAACCAAGGATTTCTTCCCAACTGAGGACGAAGTCCGCTCTGAGTACAAGTTACCACAACAACCTCGCTTTGGAAGCGATGGCAACGGTAGAGGACGCCTAGTCGTTTCAAACGACGAGGATGGAGATGGAATCCCATTTTGAGAACTGCAAGTGCTGCGGAAACTATGGACCACACATCGTAACCCTACTGGATTGCAAGCCACATTACGCTCGCGTTGATTGCGGATCATGCGGAAACTACATCCGGTTTATGGGAAAGCCTGACAGTGAAGCAACAAAATACAGGAGACCAAAAGCACATCGCGATCTAGTGAAAAAGTACAGTCGAGGCTACTGCGAGTTTTGCGGAAGACTCGAAGGCGAACTGCCTAGAGGCCAAACGCTCGAAGCGCAACACATCAGAGAGTTCCAAGACGGTGGAGGAAGCGAGCGAGAGAACATCCAGATCCTCTGCACAAGCTGCCACAAGTTAGCCCATTGGGTACGAACTTATCATGGCTCTGTTGAAAGCATAGGAGACGTTCTCAAGCAATGGCCTCTATAGAAATCTCTGGAATACCAGAAACACTTCGAGCGCTTCCACAGTGGGTTTTGTGGAAGACAGTCAGCCGAGACGGAAAGGCGACAAAGCAGCCATTCCAACCGACTGGAACACCTGCCAAAAGCAACGATCCTGCAACTTGGTGCTCATTCGACGGAGCCCACAACTGCTTTGTCGAGAAGCCGATCTACGACGGACTTGGATTTGTTTTCGCCAGAGGCGGCAATCTGTGCGGAATAGACCTTGACGGATGCCGCAACCCAGAGACTGGCGAGATTGCGAAGTGGGCCAAGGACATCATTCTGCGAATCAACACCTACGCCGAGGTGTCGCCGTCAGGCTCAGGCGCGAAGCTGTTTGTTCAAGGGAAGTCTCCATTCGACGGCGGAAAAAAGCTCGTCCTAGCTGGAGAGCAGAGCTACGGAGGACGCACCGCAGGTCTGGAGATCTACGACTACGGTCGCTACTTCGCGGTCACTGGAATACGGCTTCGAGGAAAGAAAGAGCCGCAGTCGCGCGAAGGAATGCTCAAGTGGCTGGCCAGCGAGTATTGGCCGAAGCAGACCGCCGAGCCTGCCTCGTCTGACTTCTACAGTGAGCCAGCGGTTGTAGAGCGTGCAAGGAAGTACCTAGCCAAGATCCCTCCGTCCATTTCTGGACAAGGCGGTCACAACACCGCTTACCATGCGGCCTGCGTTTTGATCGTCAATTTCGGACTCTCTGAAAGCGACGCTCGCCAACTTCTGAAAGAGTGGAACCAGTCCTGTCAGCCACCATGGAACGACAAAGAACTGGAACACAAGCTGCAAGATGCGGCGAAGGTTACGACCGGAAAGAACTGCCTTCGAAATGTACGACCGGAGAAGTGGCCGACCATAGCCGCGCCAGTGTTCAAACAGCCGACGCCGACAGTGATAGGCCCCAGCGTCATCACTTTGGCAGACGCGACGATGAATTACATCGACGCGCTGCGGAGAGGCGAGCATCGGCTCATTGAGCTTGGTATTCCAGATTTGGATCGAGCGATTGGTGGAGGCGTTGAAAAGGGCGAGATGATCCTTCTTGCTGGACTACCAGGACATGGCAAGTCGGCGGTGGCGGTCCAGATCGCTCATCACTGGGCGCATCACCAAATGCCAGTTGCTATAGTCTCTGAGGAAATGTCGAATAAACTACTCTCTAAGCGGACCATTCAGACTGCGTCTGATATTCCGGTTGAGGAGTGGCGAGGTTCGATCAACCAGGTCCGCGAAGACCTGTATGAATTCTTGCAGCGAAGCAAGGATGTGTTCATTGTCGAAAACTGCGGTCGCACTAGCGTTGCTGTTCAGCAGATCGAAAAGCTCGTTGCAGAGAAGGGAGTCCAGTGTGTTGTGGTTGACTATGCCCAATTGCTTCGCGGTGATGGCGGAACTCGGTACGAAGAAGTGACCAATACCTCCATCCTGTTGCGGGATGTAACCAATCGACTTGGTGTCATTACGATCGCTCTCTGCCAACTCAATCGCGGACTGGAGGGGAGAGACAAGTTCATACCCAAGAACTCAGACATCAAGGACAGTGGGCAGCTCGGCCAAGATGCGGATGTGATTATCTTCTGCGCGTGGCCCCACCAAATTCGCGCCGACGCAGATCCGCATGAGTACTTGTTCTTCGTTACGAAAAACCGCAGTAGAGAAATCGCTAGACACATGGTCAAGTGTCGATTCGAGCCGTCCAGACAGTTGGTTCTGTCTTGGACGCAGCACCGAGACTGGAGCGAGCCAGAAGCCCACTCCGAATTCTCCCAATTCTCAGGTGACTAATGTACTGCATCTTAACCTCTCACCCAACTACGTTCCATGTCGTCATCGACGGCAAGACCGCATGTGGGCACTCGCTGGAAAGCGTCGATCTGTGCGTGGAGACGCCAGACCTCAAACTGTGCAACCAGTGCCACAAACAACTTCATGAAAACTCAGACAAGCTACATCCCATCCATGGCGCCAAGCTCGGCGGAAAGAAGCCGCTCGTTGGACAACTGAACATCTTTGGCGATGTGTGGGATGGCAAGAAATGGAGATCGACTGATGCTTTACACTAAAGTCGGCAAGCGATACAGGCCATGCACAACGGCTCTGTCGTACCCATACCAGTCTGGATGGTACCTCGTTCATGTCGATGAAAATGTACACCAGACATATCACAGCGTCGATCCAGACATGGCAGCAGCAGAAGCGGCCTTGCATTTGATTGAAGATGAAATATGCAGGCAGCTTGCGCTTCTCACTAGTGGAAGGCCAGCAAAGCGACAGCTTACTCCGAGAGAGCGTCTCGCATGGCAAACCTACTGCAAAATCATTGGCGACGAGAACTCAACGATCAGCACAATGACGGAATCACCAGCGGAGGTTGCCAGAAGGGTCATCGACACTGCCGTCAAAACAGTAAGATCAAAACTAGGAGAAAAACATGCCTCTACCTAAAGGACTCGTTACCGGCAAGACCGCCAAGTTCCCCCTTCACCGCGAACTGTGCGATGGAAAGTTCTGCGACTACAAGGTCGCACTTCCACTGCCGCCAAAGGAACTCTCGCCAAACACTCGATGCCACTGGGGCAAGAAGGCGAAGGCTATTGCGGAGTACCGAGCGAACGCAGCAAACTATGCTGCTTCGCTGGTGTGGCGCGATGAGGACGCCAACTTCCAGACGGCCAAAGAACAGACCACCTTCTACTTCCGCGACAAGCGGCGCAGAGACGCCGACAACCTGCTAGCCATGCTCAAGTCGGCATTCGACGGCATCGTGGATGGCGGTATTCTCGCGGACGACAGCGGACTGACGCACCTGCCGATCATTGTGCTGGTGGATAAGGAGAATCCGAGGGTGGAGATCAGGATTTGGAGGGAAGCATGAAAGACCTCTATGGCTACCTCATCGGACTTGGAGTCCTAGCGGTCCTCATCGTACTGCATGGACTGGGCATTTTCGCAAAGCGTCGTTTCGTGTTAGTCGATTGGGCAAGAGAAGAACTCAAAGGAGCTTGTCATGGTGGACATGAGTGCATGGAAGATCTGGGAACGCGGAAGGTGCTTGCCGGTGGACGCAATCCAAGTACCGAAAACTTCCGCGCCGATCAGACGAGCGTCTGAACGAGATGACCGAGAGGTGCGGATGCGCGAACTGCGCGAAGCCCTCGCCAAGATGGGAGTAAAGCTCGATAGCTAGATTTCTTCAAGCGGCGCTGGGAGCGCTCGCACACTCGCAAGCACGCGGCGAGATTCTTCGAGGGCTCCATGGACGACAACATTCGTCCGATCAGACCGGCGCCGGTCGATTGGTTTCTACCACTCGAATTTGGAATGGGCTTCAACGACATCTACCGTCGCAAGAAGAAGAAGCTCAAACCAAACAAGTCCCACAACAGCCGCAGAGGCATCGAGTCGTCGGAATCGCTCGCCTGCTGCCTTACATGCAGAAAGGTAGTCCATGGCCGCTGCTGGGCTTGTAGGCCGTTTGTGGGCAAGATTCCAGAGTCGATAGACGACCCAAACGATCCGACCGAGGAGGAGATCAAAGAGCGCGCCAGACGAATCCGAGACGAGGGTTACTTTCAGGAAAACCCTCGTTTCGGCTCTGGCTATCGGCCTCCATGGACCGAACTGGATTATCGCATTCGAGCAGGTGAAGCAATTGATCCAGTTGAGTTTGACAAAATAAAGCACAAGGATCTGTTTCCGAAGGAGTGAGAAAATTTTCCAGCGGCTCCACTGGAATTTGCGATCTGGTTACAATCTGCGCGGTTCGGTTTGTACACTAGTCGCCCACTGGAGCAGTATCATGGCCCTCTTCGACGGTTCGGTTCTGGTCAACCTGCTGATCTCGATTCTCAAAAAGCTCATCCCCAACATCGCTGACGAGGCTGGCGTTCGCAAAGCCTACCAGTTCGTCTGCGACAAGATCCTGCCGATTGTGGCCACCAAGACCAACACGCTGATCGATGACAACGTCGTAGCGTGGTTGGCGGTTCAGGGAACCAATGACGAGGCTTGGGCGGCTGCATGGAAGGTGCTCCAGTCTGTGCTTCCGCAAGATCCAGACATCGTTCTGTTCTCGAAGGTCATCTCGGAAGATCCAGAGGTAACGCTGGCAATCGAGAGCTACGTTCCGTAGCGTGGCAGCGATGAAGAAATCACTCCTCGTACTACTCCTCGTTTCGCTGCTCGGCCTTCCTGCCTCCGCCGCATGGAGCGCGGCGGTTGCTGGAGGGCTTTCTCCTGATGCCGCCGCCGCCGTCACTCTCGATGACGGCGCCATCGCCAATGCTCGCATCTACAAAGTCAGCGAAGGAAAGTACCGCCTCCTTGTCGCGGTTGGCGCCAACAAGCTGGCGGTGTTCTGGCTGACGCAGGATGGATCACCGAATCCTCCAGTTCCGCCAGTGCCTCCAGTACCGCCACCAGATCCGCCGAATCCTCCTGATCCTCCAGTGCCACCTACGCCAGCAAAGGCGCTGATGGTGGTCGTTGTAGAGGAGACTTCTCAAAGGACGCAGGCCAATCAGGAAGCATTGGCCGCAGTCGCCAGTTACTGCAAGGCGAAGAAGTATCAGCGCCGCTTCGTTGACAAGGACACCATCGACGAAGTTGGATCGGCACCTGCCACGCTGAAGCCGTTCATCGACCGCGCTGCTGGCAAGACGTTGCCATGGATCATGATCTGCGATGATAGCAGGAAGCTCCTCTACGAAGCAACCCTTCCTAGCGCTTCGGTGATCTCCGCAAAACTGAAGGAGCTTGGCGGCTGATGGTAGCAGAAATCTTCATCGCTGGTGAGAACAGGAAATTAGGATGCCTGCCGAGAGTGGCAAAGGTTGGCGAGCAGTTTCCGGTCTTCAAAGATGAATGGCTGATACCGAGGTCGAAGTGGCAGCCAGTTAGTAGGAGGGAGTGGGTTCCTGAGATCAGAGACCAACGGAACCAAGGATGCCATGATGAAGCAACTGAAGTTCTGACAGATGCAGGATGGGTTTCGTGGGGCAACTACAATAAGCACTCTCTGCTGGCGACGGTCAATCCGTACACGCTCAATCTGGAATTCCAGCGCCCCTTAGCGTTCCACGCATACGAGTACGATGGAGAAATGATCTCCATTGATCGCCGAGGACTGACGTTCTGCGTCACGCCAAACCACCGCATGATGGTGCGCAGTTGGAACGAAAGGCAGCGGCGCATAGTTGACGAGTTCGGCTTTCGAGAGGCGTCGAATGTCGGCTGGTATGGAAGGATGCTCGCGTCTCCGAAGGGGTTCGCCGGAAGCGAGCTAACGAGCGTCACGATTGGCGGCAGAGTATACGACGGAGACGACTTTGTTGCTTTAGTTTCACTCGTATTGTCAGACGGATGGATCTCAGGGAGCGACACGAACAAAAACCACGTAAGCTACTGCTGCTTTCGAGAAGATCGAATCGAGATGGTAAGGGCGCTTACGGCTAGGCTTGGGCTGCACGAACTTCCTGGTCGAGCCGGAGTTGTCACATGGACGGACGCTGAGCTTCATGGATGGCTGAAGGAGAACGCATACACCGGAAATAACCTGAAGTCTCCGTTCAAGCGACTGCCGCAGTCTTTTAGACAACTCGGTAAAAGGCAGGCCGAGTTGTTTCTTTTGTTCTACGGAGACCAACATGAAGGCGACAACGGACGACAATTCTATACGTCCAGCAGGCAGATGGCCGACGATCTCCAGGAACTGATACTCAGAACTGGAAGGCGAGCGGCAATCAACATCGGCAAACCGGCTGGCCATGTGACATACATCAAGGGCAGGAAGATCGTTTCAAAACACGACTCCTACACCATTACGGAGTGGACGAGCGACGAGTTTTCAATAGAAAAAAAGAAGCTAGAAAGTTCGCATTATCGCGGCTACGTCTTCTGCGCAACTGTGCCAAACTCGACGCTCGTAACTCGTCGCAATGGCACAGTCTTAATCTCAGGCAACTCATGCAACGCCCACTCGTCCGTCATGACGATGCGTGTGCTTCGCCTCCTCGCTGGAAAGAAGGACGTTAGGCTAAGTGAGGGGAACCTGTATGGACAAATCAACGGCCAGCGGGATCAAGGCTCTCTGCTAGGAGACGCGCTGGAAGCGCTCGTAAAGACCGGAGTATGCCTCGACACAACCATCGGAGAGTACGACTGGCAGAAATCCAAGTGGCCAGCTAACTGGCAAGCGGAAGCGAAGAACTACCGCATTCAAGAGGCTTGGGACTGCTCTACGTTCGACCACATCGCATCAGCGATCCAACTTGGATTCATCGTCAACTACGGCATCATGGTCTACGACGACTTCGGCCCAGACAGCGAAAACTGGGCTGTTCCTCCGTCTCGCAGAGGCGGTGGCGGCCACGCGATGCCAGCGATAGGACTCGCCGTCAGGAACGGTGTATGGGGAGTCGAGACTCCGAATTCATGGGGAACTCGGTTCGCCGACAATGGAATCATCATCGTTCCTGAAACGTACTTTACCAATACGCCGTTTACGGATGGATGGGCGTGCCGCCAAGTTATCGAAGAATCCTCCGACCCACTTTCATGAAGATCACGCTCATCGTCGCCGGATGTCTGGTTGT